ATAAGCGTAGTTATGTTATCACGATCACGCCAAACAGCATTTGAAAACGGCTGCATGACGTCGTATTCTTCGAGTAGCTCACTTGTCGCATTGAGCCAATCGCGTCGGCTGAACTCTAGATCTGCATCCATAAATACCAGTTTTGGATGCGGCAACAACGCAGCCCCGATGTTGTACAGATTTTCCTTCAAAAACAATATGTTTTTAACTGTTGCCGGTATTTGTTTGTGTATACAGCATTCTGGAAGCTCTGTGAGCGGCACTGCGCCCGGCATAACAGCTTCGACAACTGCTACTGGATAGCCGGCGTCAGCAAAGTGCTGCACTACACGCAGCAAATTAGCGCGCGGTAATTTGAAATTGCACGGCGAGTAGTACGCCAAAACAATTCCAATATCTTGACGTATTAGCGGCGCGTACTGCGCTCGTATTTTTCCGCGAAAGGCTAACTGCATAAGCCGGTCGCGAACTGCCATGCTAAGTATGACGCCGCGTTTATTCGCTTCGTCATCTAGCCATTGCGCGACACGGTCAGGGTGCTCGACTTTCGTGTCTAGCCACTGAACACGGTTTGATAATGTTTTGCCGTCAAGTTGTGTCTTTAGCAAAAAATTTGCTGCGCGAAGTAACCGTGAGCCAATCAATACGGAGCTGCGCAACATGTCGTAACTCGCCATCGGCTAGACACCGGATCGTAGAATAGGCCGGCTTCTTCATTTTCGCCAAGCACGTAATCTACGCCTGATGCCATAATCATACGATTTGCCGGGAGGCTATCCAAACTTTGATGCGCTAGCGTTAATGTATTAATCGTTGTGTTTATGAGGCGCACCCAACTCGCCGCGGTTCCGCCAGTCAAACCCGTAATTTTGGCTGAGTTAGTAGCTGAAATTACGAGCATATTGGCTGAGCCGACAGCGTAATTATTTACTGTGCCGCTGATTTCTCGAGCTTCCCAAACGAGTTTGACGTAATTTCCCGCAACTTGTTTTTGATTAAGGGCCGACTGCAGATCTGTAACGTCTGTAATTTCAAGAGTAACGGCGCCGGTTTTTGCCGCGACAGACTGCACTGGCGCGAGTGTGCCCAAATAAGACGCAGGTATTTTTTTAGTTGTAGGTGCGCCGCTCAGATCTACAACAATAAATAGGTCGGCCGGATTGACGGCAAATGTCGGGGGAAGCTCTGAGATTTTTACGTCTAAAGGCATTTCAGCACCGCGTTATCCGATGATAATTCGTTTGAAATCTTCCGTGTAAAACACAGCACCGGCTTCTGTAAGCAGCGCCGGCAAACCGGACGTTGTGCCGACGAGTAAACCGCCATCAATACTGTACAGCGGCTCCGTGATATCCAGTACCGTGCTGTCTGCTTTTTTGAGAAATACACGCCCGTCAACGTAATTTATGCCAAACTCGCCAAACATTAGTTGCGCAGCAGTTGGCGTACGCCCGGGTACGGCAGTACGCCTGTGGACAATAATATTTTGCGTTGTTGCCATGTCAGAAGCCACCGCCGTCAATAATATCTGTTACATTGACCTTTTGACTCAGCGATTGCGTTATAGTCGTTAACGTGCTCGACAGGTCTACAACGTCTGTTATAACGTGCGTGTGTACCAATTCAGCTTTGGCATCTAAAGCAAATTGCATCGCTATAGAAATCGGCTTGTCGATATCCGCGGTGTTGTTTACGTTCGCTAGGCCGATGTCGTCTTGCGTTACAAATACGTCTCCAGTCCGGCCAACGACGCTTTTGACGGGCGAGTATGTGAAAACACGATCCGGCGTTAAAAATAAGTTTATGGAGCCTTCTGCAATGGCGTCGGTGGTGCCGGGCGACGCCACAATCTCTACAAACATACTCCCCGACCACCGATACACACGGCCAGTATTGTTGATCACATACAACTTGCCTGCTTCGCCCTCTTCCGGCAGGTAACTCTCGTCGCCGTATTCGACAATATCGTCGATGAACCCGGGCAACTGCTCTGCCGGAATAAGCCCGTTTATAAGCGTCGCGTAATTTTGCGATTTAACGAAGGCTGTTGTAGCCAATCTGTTTGACGAATCGTTTGTCGGCGGTGTTGGGGCGAGGACGTTTGCCGCGAAAAACGTGTCGTCAAGAAACGTTTTTTCGCCGGAAATTTGTTGGGAACCAGCGAGGCCGACAAACGCGCCAAAACCGCCGATTTCAATAATCTCAGATGCTGTTGTATCTGGCTCTAAGCCGCGGCCATAGTACAATACGCCGCTTATTTCGTTAAACGCAAGTTCGGCGTTTAACAATTGCGAAGGCGCGCCCGGCTCCCCCGATAAGCGGCGTTTAATTCTAACAGCTTTAGTCATCGCTGAGTCCTACTGAGCTGAAGCAGCAAATTCGTCAATAACTGCTTTGTTTTGAGCATACTCTTGCGCAAGTGCCGCCCTTCGATTTCCGTATTCTAGCATTATTGCCGTGAAATTTTCGATCGTATCGACAGCGTGTACTGCCTGGTTTTTATCGATAATCGGCGGCAAAGGCATACCTGCAGCAACGGCGGCTTGGGCTAGCACATAATTTCCAGTTAACAAAGTCACGTCGCTATCTGTCAAACCAAGAGTAAACCCGGCGCTCACCAGGCAACCCGCGGCAATTTGCTCGTTAAACCAGCTCTCGAGCAGTGTGTAGTTGTGGGCAATTGTGCGCTGCCGCTCTTTGTATTCCGGCCAATTTTGTAAAAACGCAAGAGCTTCGCTTACCTGGGCTTCTGTTGCATGCTCTTCAAAATCGACGCGGTAGTGTGACATGTCTGGCCCAGCGCCAGAAACACCGCAAACGGGCGCAATAGCCGAAATAGCTTTATGCAGTTGCGCTAGTTCGTCACCAGTTACAGCGAAAAAAGTGTGTGCAGAATTTACTTCAACTGTCGGAGGCGCGGCTAGTTGAGGCGGGTTTGCCGTAACAGGCGCGGTATTTTCCGCCGGCATATTGTCTTGGTTTTCAGTCATATAGCTCACATCATTGGTAGGGCAGTTAATCGCCCGCTAGTAAAGTATGAATCCGCGGATATACCGTATTCACACGGGACAAGCGAACAAAAGCCACCTAATGTCAAACCAGCGGCTATGCCAGACGACACAACCGTAGCGGACGCCTGCCCGCTTAAAGCTGTCGGGGCAATTGCGTTACCGCCGGGCTCAATCGTGTGGGCTGCGGGACCAAGAATTACGGAGTCAAGCGTATTTACGTTTGCTGTAAGCGGCGCGCTTAACGTAACAACATTGCCAGATACCGCGGTAATAACCGGTCGCGGCTCCGACGGCATATTGGCGCCGGACACTGTTGTAAAATTTGGCACTACGTTGTCATCTACAACAGATAACGCAAGCTGATTACCGCCCGCGACATTAACGTTTGTAGAGCCAGTTGGAGGCGCAGAAATTGTGGTGGTGTACGGCGTGCCTGCCATAATTCGCGTATGAAAATAGCCGTACCGTACAAAACTTTGCGCAAAAACAGGTATAGGCTGCCGGACGCCAAGCACAAGTTGCAAACAGTTGCCGCTACCGACGGAGTTATTCCAAATACGCCACGCTGACGTGGAATAAGTATGCGGCGACGGCAGTCCGACAGCTAGCGGCCGCTCAAGCTGATTGTAGTAGTTGTAAACGAGTCGGCGGCCGAGCAAATCCGATGTAGTGCCGGCTGTAGTGTTCGTTCTAATGGTGCCGATATAGCGCATTGTTGCCATACCGCTGCGCACTAAAACGCCGTTTAGCGATACAAGCGAAACAGCGCGCGTAGTGTTGTTTGTCCACTGCACCGCGCTTAACGTTACAACACCGTTTACTTGATACGCAAAAATATCGAAGTTCTTGGACGCCGGTAAACCGCCAATTCCAATCATAGTCGTATTGTTAAACGTATACTGCTGCCAGTTTGTGCCTGACCATAACGTGATTTTGTCAGACGAATGCGGCACGTACCATACGACTGCCGCTGACGTATTCCAAGTCAACGTGGCCCAAGGATCTGGCGCAGAAACATTTTGTATTACGGACAACCGGCCGCCCGCTGTTGCATTGTCGCCGGAGCTGTACGGCGCCAATCTGTTATACGTTTCTAACCCGTCGCCAATTTTTAAGACACGCGTGTCGAGCTCGTACGCGGGCTCGCCTGGGGCAAGCACAGGATTAGCTGTAGCCCAGTTGGCGGCGGTGTCTCTACGAAATTGAAAAGCCATGGTTAAAAATTACCGCAGTCGAGGACTAGATCTAAATCGGTCAAGTTTTTGTTAACCCAGTCAGATTGCGCTGAGTCGTAGGCTAGCACTTGATTCTCTTGCGGAACAATTACGCGAACGTTATCTAGTTGGTCAATTGACAGCACAACTATGCCGCCAAAACCGTTAACGCTAGCTACTGTGTTCAACGCGCTAACTTGATTGTTTACGATAATTTCAGCCAGCGCCATTAAGTCGCCGACGGTTGTCTTTTTGTTTACATAATTAGCCGGCCCAAATTGCGAGTCGACGAGCGGAAGCATATCCGACGTCGCGAGCGCGTATTTGCGCGGCAACGATGAAATTTTCTGGTCTATCATTTACTAGCCCTTGAAGTTGTATGTTTGCTCGTCGTCATCTTCTTCGTAGTGCTGCCGTTTTTTCTTCTTTGGCTGGTTTTGCGCTGTATCGATGCTGTCGGCCGCCCTGACTAGCCATTTGGCTAATTTTCTTGCGTCGCTGGCGGTAAGCATTGGCGGGTATTCGCCGTAAGTGTCTATAACCACGCCGGCATCAACGTGATTGCCAACTTCCCACTCGCCTACTTGCGCCAGAACTGTCGGCGCAGTTGTCGGCGCCGTATTGGCTGTCAAGTTTTTAAACTCAATCTCGTTAGCCGTATTTAAACTAAGCGTAGCCACAAGCCGTATTATCTCCTAGCGCACAAAATCAGACTTTTTCATTTTTCCGCCCTTTGGCAGCAGCGGACGATTCTCTACTATATCATCCAAGAACATTATCGCAATTTTAGCCGCGCGCCGTAAACCTTCGTGAATACCGGAGTGAAAGGCGCTTTTTGCTTTTACTGGTTGTTTTCCAGCTAAATCGGCTATTGTGCTCAGGCACGCGGCGTATCTAGCCTTTAAAAGCCGATATTCGTTTGACTGCTTTGTCACGCTAGACGAATGATCGCCGAGTGCCGCTTTGATTTTAGCCACAGGTTGCACAGGTATGCCGTTAGACTGCATTATCTGTGCCGCATTGAGCAACTCGTTAATATCCGCAAACGAGGTGCTCGGAGTGTGGCGCTGCGCTACATCAAATAGAACACCGCACAAATGCTGCAAATCTGCTTTAGTTAGTACGGGCGCCAGCAACTTTAATCCTTGCATTGGATTCCTTTCCGCGCAAAACGACATCTAAAACCCGTTGATTAACCTCGTCTACTGTGCCGTAAGCGGGCACAATAGCCACGATTGTTTTCGGCTCAGTTACCGCGAGCCTTCTGGCGTAATCTAAATAAGCCGCGCGCATCATTTTTTTCTCAGCTAACGTAACGCGCTCATACCTGTCTTTGCGTGTCTCGTGCTGTTTGCGCGAATCGGCGTCCTCCGGATCTATGTCTAGCAGAACGCAGATATCTGGACGAATAGCGGTGTGATCAAAAATGTCGTATACGAGCCGCTCGTCTGTATCGTTTAACGCAACCTGATAAACGAGCGTAGACAGCAGCCAACGATCGCAAACAATTGAATACGCGTCGCTTAGTTTCTTTTGAATGTAATGGCTTAATTCCGCGCGGGCTGCAGAGAAAAGTAACATCTGCGCGCGCTCTGAAATCGGGTCGTCATTATCAAGCAGTATTTGTCGAATGGCCTTTCCGATTTTAGTTGTGCCCGGGTCGGCAACTAACTCTACTAGGCGTTTTTGACACGCAAAGTAATCAGAAAGCAACCGCGCTTGCGTACTTTTGCCAGCGCCGTCAATACCTTCCAGACAAATAAACATGTTGTTCCTTAACGGCCAGTGATGTTTACGCTGCGTGTCGTATCGGGCATGGTGCGTTGATTTCTAGACGCTTGCCCTGTTATCTGCACGGGCGCGCCTGGCGTTACATCGGTTGGCGTATTTGCCGCAAGAATGTATTCGCTGCCATCAGAAAATCTAATCGCAAAGCCGTCGACGGTCTGGCCAACGCCGACCACGCCCTTTGTTAATAGCCAATTGTTTGCAAACTCGCAAAAGTGGTTTATTACACCACCCTCGACTACAGCGCCGGGATTGGCTGTAGCATACTCGTCACGAATTGCGTCTAGAAGCTTTTTTTCTTGCATTTTTCTTTTCCTCGTTAGCCGCCGATGCTTGTTTCGCTGCGTGACGTGTCCTGATGCCTTCGGTGCTTTTTTCCACTAACCGCGCAAGCTTCGCGTCGGCCTTCAGCTTTTTGATTAACTGATTGGCGTCAGCGATTAAATTTCTGGCAGCGTGCGCGTACAACCTAAGTGTGTAATAGCGCGACACGGCATGAACGGCTAGTAGATCGCCATCTAGCTGCGCAAGGATTTTACGCGACTTAGGAACTGCTGCAAGCCCGTTTTTCTGCAAAAATTTGATGACACTTTTGCCGTTACAAATGATTCCCGCGACCGCAACAATTTGTGTGGCTAACGGGCTTACGCTTAACCGGCCGCGATACTCTATATCGCGCTTAGTCTCGACCATGCGATAGTCGCGCGTAAGCGTAGATACCATGGACGCAATTTGTACGTTTGTTATCGCGGCAATATTTTCAAACGTTCGTCGGGCTACGCCAACGGCTTCGCTAAGAACCGCGGCATGCACAATACTTTCAATAATGTCGTGTTTATCTGGCGGAACAATGTCGCTGCGCATGTCTTTAAAGAGCTGTTGCGCTATCTGCTCTGCCAGCTTTGCGACGGCAAGGCAATACGTTGTTATTTCGCAATCGGCGTTTGTTTTTTCATTGCCGTAAGCTTCGCGGGCAAAATTAACAGTTGTCGTAATTTGCAATACTTGCTTGGTCATCGGCACCTCCATGCGCCAACGCCCGTCATGCGTCGAATATGTTTGTCCAGCTCATTTCAAACGCATTCTTGCGGGCGTTTAAGTTGTAGTTTGTTTTGTGATTTAACCGCTGGATATGTCGCGGTTCAGCCACAAGCTCTTGTAGTACGTACATGAATTTGTCGTAGTCTGGTAGTGCATGAGCTACGCCATTTTCGTCGTAGTCTATGTCAGTCTTTACCAGCACAGAATTGACGTCTGGGAACAAAAAATCTGTTTGCGGAGAAATAGCTGTAGCTAAAACCGGCGTACCCATCGTGATAGACGTTATAGCGCAGAGCCCGTAATTGTCGCACTCCGCCGGTAGTAGCGTAATGTCGTGCGCGGAATACAAATGCGCCCTAGAAACTACCGGTACGCCGCGCAAAATACTTACGCGATTTTTGCAACGCCGCTGAAGCGTCAAGAAAAACTTGACTATTGAGGGCGAGAATTGACTTGGCGTTATAGCTACTGTTAGATACGCCTCTTCCATATGTTCGATAAGAAACCGCAACGATGCGATAAATGCCGCGGAAGTACATTTAGCGTTTCGATCAAACCACGGCAAAAAAATACGGACATTGCGCGCATTTACAGTTCCGGATTTTTTGAAAACAGGCAAACCCGGATCAAACGGAATTAACTCAGCAGAGCGCAATTTGAATATCTCAGAAAAGAGCATTTGGCATTCTGCGCTCATCGTAATTACGTGATCAGCGCGTTGGAGCGTTTTTTTGAACGGCCTAACTAGCTCCTGCCACATCGGTGCTACTACTGTTTTTATGTTTTTGCGCTTTGCGTAATTTATTTGCTCTATGGGCGGAACGTGCGTCCAAATAATTACGCGCTGTTTTTTAGCCCACTCGGTGTATTTGATTATGTTGCGTGTCACTACGGCGCTGTCGCACGGTAGACCCAAAAAACCCGGCGTATTATCGGAGTAGATATCGAACTCTGCGCCAAGTTTCTGCAACAGCAGCGCCAGTCTTGCAGCTAAATAGGCCTGGTCACAGTGCGCGTAGTGTGTATAAATGCCGACACGCATTATTGGGCCTCTACTACGGCCCAGGCGGTAGCGGGCCTTGTCCGCCGGCTGGCTGGCCATACTGCTGCGCCATAAGCTGCGCGCCGCCTTCAACCTGCGCTTGTTGTCGGATGTCTTCGATGATGCTGCGCACTAGTGCGTGCATTGTGGGATCTGTCTTCTTCAGTTTGATAAGCTGGCTGTCTTTTACAGACTCAGGCAGCGACAGTATCTGCTGCGCAAGCAACTGCGCTTGAGCTTGCAAATCCTCTGGTGTGCGCGGCACATTTGGCGTATTTTGTCGCTGCATGATGAACTGATCGACGGGATTCGCTGGCGGGCCGGGCGGGGCGGGCGTCATGCCCGGTTGTTGCGGCATCCCTGTCGCCCCCGCGCCCGGAGCGCCTACGCCGCCAACTGCTGGGCCGGCGGACTGTGAAAGCGCGTCCATCTGCTGCGCCTGTTCCATCTCGCGCTGCATTTTGGTTTGTTCTTCTGCGTAAATCTTTTCTTCTTCGAGAAGCTGCTTTGTCTCTTCGTCGTAGTCGAGTCCGATAGATTTGAGGCCCGTGGTCTTGCTGATTTGCTGACCCATCATCAGCTGCAGCTTTGCCATCTGCCGGTTTAGATCGTCTGCGTGCGTTACGCGCATTAGTCGCACAGCTGCCGGCTCCCAAGATTTAACTCTGGCAACAGCAGACGCGACATTCGCCAGAAAACGGTTTAAATTGTGCGGTAAATGCGCCCAGTTTGCCTCGAACAATCTAAGCGCCGCAGGGGCAGCTTGCATCGTCAAGCTTCCGTTAAACAGCTCAACCGGCATACCGATACACTTCAACAATGTGTCAAAGCCCTGATCTAACAGGTCTTTCGGCGCAAGCTGTGATGCATCGCCGCCAAGTGCCTGATAATTGACAGGGAACGGTAACACGTTCCAGCGGGCCGGGTCAAGCCTTCGTGCGCGCAGCATTGCCTGTACGCGCCCGGTAAAATTGCTGAGATTAATCGTATGTACGGGATCGCTTGAAGCTGCGTCGCCGCCGCGTGGCGCCGGCGTGATTACGCGAAACGGAATAACGTAATCCAAGGCAACAGCCTCGTTGTAGCGCATGAGAATCTGCACATACCAGGCTTGTCGAAAGTTAGCCAGAATACGAGATATGCCCCAGCCGCGATTACGTAAACCAGCGAGCGCGTCTTCTTTCAGATGAAAAATGACGTCCTTGTCGAACATCAAATTCTGGTTGTCTTTGACAGCTTGAATTACTTCCCAGCTGGCGCGCTCCAAGTGGTGCAAATGCCCCTGTCGAATTAAGGCGCGATACTCTTCAGAAATGCGCCACACATATCTGACTTCGTCGGTATACGGATCCCAAATCAGTTCCATCTCATGCGGATTCCACCGCTTGATTTTGAGATCACCGGCGTCACCACTTCGCCGGTCGATATGCGTCCACGGGCCGGCATAATGACATTGCGGACAAGTGGCGTGAAACTCAAATTCTTGCCATTTGAATTTACACGCGGGTTTGTTGAACACTTGCGCTAGCGGCATCTCTAAGCTGCACCGCTTACAAGACAAATAGCGTTTGAACGGCACCAAAACGCTGGTAAAACTATTGCCATAGGTTAGATAGTCCATGGCGACGGAGTGCAACGCGTTTTTAATGCCTAGCGTGTTCTCAAAAAATTCGACGTACTTGTCTTTTTCTTCCCGGCCGAGTTTGTTTTTGCCGTCTTCGCTTACGTGGATGTCTGTCAAAAAATACGACACAACACGGTCAACGGCCTGCCGGTACAAGCCGTTGCAGTTCATAATGAACTCGCACCAGCGCAGCGCAGCCTGAATCGATTCAGGCATAGAAAGCGACGCAATGTCGCAGAACGGGTCCGGAAACCGGTCGTCAGCGGATACGCCAGGGCCGGAAGTGGCAAAATTATTCGAGCTTAGATAAGCCACGATATAGATTCCGGTTTACTTGTTTAGAGAATCGGTCGCACGGGTCGCAGCTTGTTTGCGAAAATCGGCGTCCAGCTCCTCGATTTTATGCCGTTTATTATCCACAATTTGCGGATCGGCGCAATTCGCGGATTTAGTCGGTTCAACCTGGGGTGTTATATCCGGGCGAACGACACCCATTTTTTCCATGTCACAGCTCCGATTCAACGGCTTTTTCAACAAGTAATACACAGAACTCGCGTTCATCATAAACATACTGAAATCCGGTTGTATGAACAAGATACAGCCGGCGATCATTATTAATCTGTACCGCCCACGGGCGCTTGTATGGATCATTAGACGGGGGAAACCAGCGTGCGGCCGCTTGATCAAAGCGCAAGTCGTAAACGAGCACAATAAAGCCGCTTTCAGTCAAATTTTCGTCGTCAAAAGACACGTCCACAACAATATCGTGAAAAAACGCGGGAACAGTGCCAATTCCCTCTTTTTCAAAATAAACGAGTTTGTTTGGCGGGCCGGCATTTGCTTTTTGCGAAATAACAGGAACGCGCCCAGTAACTGTTTGCTGTTTTTTAAGTCCAAACGCCGCCATTGGACTATACGTACGATCGATTGTCTCAATCGGCGCGTAATCTGTTTCTGGTATATCCTGCGGATGTTCAAGCGCGACCGCAGCTTTTGGCTTGGCGGGCGGGACGGGAGGCGGCACAGCAGTTGTTTTTTGTACGCCAGAATTAGCAATTTTTGCCAGCTCTTCAAATGCCATAGCGGTCCTTTCTCTGACAGATACGATGTCGCTGCCTTGTACTTTACTTGCTGCGGCGGCTAAAGCTTGCGCTACTGAGCTCTTAGTAAACTGCGCCAACGTTAAGCATCGGCCGCCGGCGATATCGGGTTCTACGTTAATTACGATATGCTGCGTATCGTGCGGGTTAAAGTTTGACGGACGACCATCAACGCCGGCGGCGGACACTATTGCGCCTTTAAGTCCGCGCATACCGCGGACACCAACCGCGTCAGCCACCGATAACCCACTTAATAACTTTTCTTGTGCTGGGTCTTTGTATCCTGTTGGCGTTGCCATAAAAGCTCCGATAGCTAAAAAAAGGGGGGCCGGCTTACGCCGGCTCCCCAAAAGATTTCCTGGACAGCTGCGGGCAGACCAGGAAGAGACTATCCTTTTTTACGTGGAAGAACAACCTGCCGTATGGGAAGCCCTTGCCGCAAACTGCGAACAATTGTTCTTTACTTGTCAGCACTTCGGCATAACAAGTCCCATTCAGCAGATACGCCACAACCAACCCAATCTCGACGTCGTCGGGAAATACCGGGATAACGCTTGGCGCGGCATCCTGTTTAAGGAGCCATGCCAATAGTTTCCCAGCGGGTTGGAGAAAGTGTCTCATACAACTACTCGCAGGCCAGCTCCACGGTCTGAGCGGGCGCTACCACATCGAACACCGCGGGAAAGAAACCGCCCGTCGCGTAGGACGGAAGCACTCGAAGGTCGTCTGCACGGACGATTTGGATCTTCGAATACGCATGAACCACGAGCGGTTCATACGGCTTCTTTGCCGCATCCACAAGCTCGTCGTCGGTGACGTGCTTGTGAACGGCCTTACCTGCCGGAATTGCCGCACGCATGGCGCGGATAATCACCGAGGTAGGCAGCCGATCAACCGGCACACCAAAACTCAGCGGCTTGGTCGGATCTGACAACCCGTCGATCAAGTCCGAGTCAGTGGCCATCTCTGGCAGCGGGAGCGACTCCCGCATTTTGGCGAGCAGCTGCTCGACAACAGCCTCGTCGGCAGTCATCGCCCAGTCGTCGGCCAGCCCCGCAGCCTTCAAGACATAACGCGCGGGATTCCTCGCGAGGAAGATTTTCCTCGCGGGGTTGATCTCGTGCGATCCGAGAAGGTTCTCGTAGTTCTCATAGGCCCGCTGCTGTCGGAACCCGGCAGCAATTTCGGCGTCCTTGAGAACCTCAGCGTCTCCGAAGAGTTCGCCGAGTGAAATTACTTCAGCCGCTTCGCGCTTCTTCTGCGCGTAAACCGGCCTGAGCTCCGGCGGATTAATCGACTCGACCAAGCCCGCAAGCTTGGCTTCGTCGATTCTCACGGCATCGAGCATAATCAACAGCTGCGGAAGCGCGGGCGTCTGCAGCGTGTCGGTCGACTGCTCGACCGTGTTGATGAGTTCCTGCAGAAGGTTGTTGCCCGCGGTGAGCAACACATGATTCTCAGGACCATCAAGCCTCGGGAACTCGGCGCCGCGAGTCGGGGGCAGACCGAAGTCATACCACCGCTTTACGGCGTAATTTAATTTACCATTCACCGGATGGCTTTCCACCTCGGAAATGATCAAACGATCGTGCCGCACAACGTGCAACAGCACGAACGTAGGCCGGCCACGGAACTTTGGAAGTTCCTTGTGAACCGGCCGGAACATGAAGGGGTCATGAGCACTCCCTTGCCCCGGCAGGATTTCCATCGCAATACGACCAACTAGGCGATGCGCGATCTCGTCGTACTGGGCCATGAGATCGCGGTGTCGCTTGAGCTGCCGCGCCGTCCGCTCGTCCATCGGCGGATGCGCAGAATTTTCCGGGTTATTTTTCTTGCCCGGCTTGCGATAAGAACGAACCTGCTTTTGATTGACCTGGGTCATTCAGCTACTCCATTCTTTACTAAGTATTACAGTACTTGCAATACTGCCCCCAATTCCGAAGCACGTGTTCCCGCGTGCCTAGTTTTTTGGGGACAAACACTTCACGCGTATTATCCAACCACGCGCGTTCCGATACAAACTCAACGTTTCCCTGATAGTCACGCCATCGAATTTGGCTGCCTACCTTCCGTTGAGCTTTGACAGGGCGGCCGTTGTAAACAACCGCCCTGAACGTATCGTAAACTTGGTTCAACTCATTCAACCTCCAGTGGAGAAACTCCTAATTATTTGTTGCTTGATCAGAAAGAGATACCACAACAAATATGCCAGCATTTTGGCAAAAATTTAGCTGTCTGGATCTGGCAGAATATCGTCGAACACACCCATCCCCGCGTCTTCTTTGTCGTCAAAAAACTCGTCATTGCCGCCGGCCTTGTTTTGTTTTGGAACAGACAGCGGTGGCGGATCAGATAGATGAATGAAATCCGCGCCGAGGTATCCCGTATCGTCGGGCTCGAGCTCTGTGGTGTTTGAGTCAAATAGCGGTTTAGCGCCCCACGGCGTTAATAAATGCCGGAATGGCGGCCGAGATACCTTGAGCTGCACGCCGGCAAAATTGAACACGCTGACGTCTTTATCCACCAACGACTTTAGCCGATTTGCCAGCGCATCTGGCGTATCAAACTGCTCCACTTTGTATTCGCCATCTGGGTACAAAATGGCGGCGTAAAACTTAATTTCTTTCAGCTGTTTGTCTGGCTTGTCACTCATGTGTCACCCCTGAGTCGTTTTAAATCATGCTCAGTAACCGGACTTATTTTGAAACCTGGTATATGTTCAGCTGCAGGCACTGTTGTGACGTATGGTGGATTATGTCCGGCCGGCGCTAGATACGTTATTCGTTCGCGTATGAGCACGCCAAATACGTGTAACGGAATTTGCGCGCCAGAACCAATCAGCGAAGCAGTAGGATCAGGCATAGTTAGCTCATATGTTACAGCGCTGGCGTAGAAGTCGTCGCCGTGAATGCCTATGCCGCCTATAAAATTGAAGCAACTTTCTGCTATGGCGATAGGCGCGGCGTACAACCGCCGATCCCAATCAATTTGTTTGCCGTCAAGTACAGAAACGCCAAGACCGGAAAAAAATGGATGGTGCGCCGGAGACAACTCTACGCAAAACGGCTGACTGTCTGCGCCGACATTAAATCGCGCGATAAACTCTTGAGCTGGATCAAACGGCATGCGGCCGGCAGTAACTAAAAGCGCCGGTGTAAAGCAAACAACTTCACCGCGGCGCTCGCGCATTGCTTCTAAACACGACAACCGCCTAACGGGCGCATGCTCAGTAACTGCGTCTGCCTGCGCTAAAAATTTCGCGTGCTCGGTCATCGGTTATTTTGGCGGCGTGCCGATGCCGACTTTAACCTGCTGCAAAAGCATCAACAGCACAAACGCCGCGTCGACAACGTTGTCGATTCCCTCGGCTTTGTATTTTGCCGGGTCAAATGCCGTGTTGAAATTCTTGTTGGCGGCAGCAATCATGTCTTCTTTGTTCGCGCGACCGTTGCCGGTAGCAAACTTTTTGATTGTCGTAACGCCAAATCCCATAGACGGCAAATTCCGCTCTTGCGCCCAAGTAGCGACAGTAACTTTCATACCGCCCAGCACTTCCGATGCTGTAGCAACTCGGGCAAGAATGGCAGGAATACCGAATTTCTTATTGACAAAGAACTCACGAGGCGGCGTGTATTTCACGTCTTCATAGGCTATTGCGTCAGGGGCTACAACGTTTAAAAAGCCGCGCAAACGCACAAAGCGCGCGGCGCCTGAATCAAGCCCGGTGCAAGACAGATCCCATTGAAACAACTGCAGTTTTTCGCGAAGAAGTTTGCCGCCAGGCGTAAAGTCATAAATAGCTACGCCGCAATTGCTGCCAAGATCCAGGCCGAGGCAGCGCACACAATCGCTATCGAGCTTCGGAAGTTTTGCCGCGAACACTTCCGGATCGCGGTACATTCTGTATTTTGGCATGCTACTTCCGCGTTAGTGACAATACACTGAGTACGATATCGAGAATGCTCTTCGTGTTTTTTGCCAGCTCAGGGACGGTTGGCTGCATTTTTTTCTGCGCCTCTGCAAGTTTTTCCTGCAAAACCTGATACTCAGCATACAGCGTGCGCATGCGCGACTGCAGCACGTCGTTTTTGAGTTGCAAATTAGCAATCGTCAGCTGTTTGGCTTCCGGCGTCGATTTGTAGCCGAAAAAACCCTGTACAGTTGCTGTAAAGTCTGCCATGCCAGGAGCTGCGGGAGATTCCTCGTTTACACGCGATACTTCGCGTACGGCTGTAAACCAAGCCGCGCAGAACGCTTGCCCGATAGCGGCAAAAAGAAACTGCCGGACCGGATAGCGTATATCCGTAAAGTCGCGGCGATTTAATGCCTGCTCAAAAGACGTTACAGGGTCAGAGGCGTTTACAAAATCGCGTTGCGCGCGGGCCAAGGCTTCAGCAGCTAGGCCTATCTCATCGTCTGTTATACCGGCTTCAAGTTTCCACGCCTGTACTTCTTCCGGCGTGTTTTTTGATTCCATGCTCGCAATGGCCGCAGCCATAAGCGTGGGCGTAACATAAGCGTAGTCTCTGGCCGGATGATAAACCGGGCCCGATTCGCCTTTTGGTCGGTAACCAATAGACATAACACACTCCTTGCGTCGAGAAAACATACCAGATCAATACGGCGTGTCAACCGAATATCGCTGATAGCTAAAAAAAAGCCGGGATTAAATTCCGGCTGTATTGCGCTGTAATTTACGCTGCCAACACGTAAGACACAACTCATCAGATCTCGTTAGATCAAAATGAGAATTGAGATTACAGCCTGGACACAGCCGCAGCTCGAGCTCTTTTGCGTGAATAGCCGCGGCGCAAGTATCGTAGCCGACAACGCAATTTAGACACTCATGCTGAAAACCGCGCGGGCAGGGCGAAATACGTGTTCTGATCTCTAGTATTTTGCGATTGCTTGTCTGCATAGATGGCGGGCAAGCTACTTCTTGAAAAAATAACCCAGCACCACTTCTAGCCGCGTTCAGATGCGCCCAAAACTTTAAGCCAGTGAAATATGCGCTACTGGTATACGGCATATTGCGCGAAAACCCGACAATGTGCGAGATACCCGCACAACTCGCCTTAGACATAAAATGCGAAAACAAAGTTGGGCACGGCGAGCCCGCAAGCACGCGCAACTGAAATAAAAACCCCGGCTTACCGCGCCGAAACGCCGGATCAACGCGCGTAACAAGCACGGGAACCCACTCGTCCTCCGACTGCCGAGTCCAGGGCAGCACAGGCCTGCCTGTAATTAGCGTGTCGATATTGCCGGCCAAACGCCACGCAAACTCTGCCGCAATTTTTCGAGTTAGTTCGTCGCCGACTATTGCGCGACTAGACTCGAATACGGCGTCGTGCGATACGTAATTAGGCAGAACGCGATACACGTCTGCTACAAGGTCGTGCAGCGTGTTTCCTGATATCGTCAAGCCCACGTATGGGCGTATTGCTTGAAATAGTTTATCGCGCTGCTTGAATACCCGAGAAAGACTAAACCGTTTTTTCATCAGTCTTGTTAGTCAGTGAAATGCTCGACGCAGTTCTCGCGGTAACGGCTTGCTTAACCGCAACCTGCATATTTGATGTAACATGCCCCAGCACAAACAACGTTTGATGCATTTTGTCGATGATGGCGCGTAAACCGGTACCAATTGCCACAGAAACTTCGGCGATTGACGTTGCGCCGGGAATTTCTGCCGTATTTGATTTGCCGTCCACGCTAAAGTCAATCGTGATTTTTGAAATCTTGACAGATTCAGGCAGAGGTGCTGTTTGCGGAAGCCCGTTGAGCGGCATTGCCAGTTCTCGCAGGGCTAAATACTGCGCGTACAACTTGTAGAAGTCAGCGCTATTATCCCTAATCGCGGTGGCTGGGTCTTCGATTGAGATCTGCGTCTGACCTGGATCATTTGCTGCAGATTTTACGCCGATACCAACACCAGCAGCCGCAGCAGTCAATGCCGGCATAGACAACTTGGCGGTCGTCGTTACCGTTGTAGTGTTGCTACTGGTTTTGCACGACTCATTGTCGCACGATTCAGGATTGCACTTTCCTTTTTTGCATTTTTTTGCCATGTGGCTACCTACTTTAATCAAAAGCTATTGCGAACCCGAACCAGTACCGCATAACTGTTACGGCACCGGCAGAATTACTTACGAGCTCAACAGGGTTACCTGTCACAATATGCAAACATTCTGGCGCAGACGCAAGTTGCGCGGCACAGGATAACCCCAGTCTAAACGCTATTGCTAATGCGGTGTCGCCTTGTGCCGGCAAGTCATACTTAAAAAGCGGAATACGCACATACTCGTCCGACGCAGCAGACGCCCACGTTAATGCCGCGTTTTCCGAAATTGGCGCGTCCAAAACTAACCATTTGCGCGTATCGTCTTTTCTTGGAAAAACGAAAGCCGGTTGAAACGCTTCTTCAGGCCAAGCTGCGCGCGTTTTAATTAGGTCAACACGGGTAGTTTTTACGACCATATTAACCTCGCGCTACATAGTCGTAACCGATTGGCGATTCCGCTCGACCGCGGCGTGTGGACTGAGATTCAACACCAAATTCATTCGCGTTGATCCAAAGGTTATCTCGAAAATGCCCAAGCGGTAAATCATGTTGCCGCAGCAGCTCTCCTAGCATAACGTCGCCGCCTCTGTGTTTAAACTGGGGCGGCGGCCAGTCAAACCGCGTCAACACATCAGCGCGAATCGTCCACCAACCGCCGGCGGCAAACTGTACGTATTGCTGCGGCTCTTTGCTGTTATACCACGCTTGCGCTTTTATCCAGTCGGGCTGATTGCCGATGTACCTAGTTTTATGCACAGACCCCAACATGGCGTACGCATGCATTTGCCGCTGAATGCGCGAAAGCCACGCGTTTAAATCAGTAGAGGGGATTATGCAAGAATCATCGTCAAACCACATAAGATAAGACGATGTTAGAGTGCGGTCATACAATAACCGCCGCATCATCGGGTACTTGTGTATGTTTTCGGGGCAGTCGACGACTAGCGCACCAGGAAAGCTATCGTGCACGGCTTGATGCACGAACGTTCTCGTCTGCTCGCTAACTGCGTTTAATCCAAACCGAAAATCTATACCCGCGGCCCCCAAACCACGCAGCGGTGTATTTATCACGCGCTGCGCCATACGGAAACAATAGTCGTCTGTTCCGTACAGTAAAACACAAACACAAAACTGCGAATTTGACAACATTTAACGCATCCGTGCATTAAACGCAGCTTACACGCCAAGAGACTTTTTTGGCTTTGCTACTGCTATTGGTAGAACAACCGGACCGACGTTAGACGCTAAAAGCAATTGTACAACCGTCTCGACGTCTTTGCGTATGGCATTCGCGTTTTTGTTGTTTTCCTGGTAATGATTTACCAGGCTGTTAAACGCGCCAAGAAATTTATCGCGCGACTTTATTGAGTTAAACGAAAACCGCACCGAAAACTGCGTAACTGTTTCGCCAATCTGCTCTGGTACGGTTTTGTTCTCTGTCCAGGCGCCATTTTTCGATTCGCGCGTATAGACGTTGTACAACTTGCCCAGGTAATCGTAAATCAGTAAGAACGGACTTGCGTCAATGTCTTCAGCCATTGAGAAAATGTGAGGGTGGCTCGACGACACAATAAACGGCAGCTTTTCGGCTATTGTTGCGTCCGTGTTTACGCGGCTAAACGGCACGTAAAACAAACGCTCGCCATCTTTTGTTTTTCGGCAGACGGCCACTTCAAGGGCAGCGACGCCGGGCTCTATGACGACTGGGACGTTTTTGAAAAACAACATACTGCTACCGTGTAATACCTTTCTTTTTCTCGTGCTGCGCAGGCGGTTCGGCTTCGTCGCCGTCCGCCGACTCAGCATCGATATGCTCCGCAAATTTTCGACAAAGCGCTTGGTGTGTGTCGATTACTTCTTGCATCTTGTGGAAATTTTCTGTGATTTCCGCCATGTAGCCGCGTACGGTTTCCGTAATGTCTGATGACGCCATATTCATAAGCGCGTCGTACAGCCCGTCGTCCTCTACCCACAGCTTTTCCGACCGCGAAATAAATTTTCGCTGATGTTCAAGTAGATCGTACACGCGCTGTTTTAAACCCTTTGGCGCTGCCGGGCCGCGACCAGCTCTTTTTTCTTCGCCGCGAATTTCGTTTAGCTCAACGGCCAGCGCTTTTGTAGTGTATGCTTCGTTTACACAGCGATCTTCTATGACTTTGCGCTGGTCAGGATCCTGCACGGTCAGCAAAAGCTGCACGTGAGATGCTGTAACGCGCCACGTCGGTCGGGCCGGGCAGCGGCGATTAATGAGCGCGTCTATGCGCTCCTGAGAAGGATAGTTTTCAAACAACTGCCGCGACGTATTGAAAGAGTCGGCCGTGTAGATTTTATTGAAAGCATTGAGCAGCAGCGCAGACGGACTTACATGATTTGCCAGTTGCTCTTCTGTCAGATATTGCTCAGGATCGTTGTCAATTTCAAACAGCATCTGGCCAACACGCCACATAGCCATAATGTTAGCTGCGTGTTGCTCTGTCACGAGTTCTGTGACGCGCATAATAACCTGTTGCAAATTTGTGTGCAAATCAGCAACGTTGATCAGGTCATTGCGCTGTGCGTTAACAGTATTTAGTTGCATTGTCACACCTCACCTCCTTGAGTTAAACCTTACCAAACGCCTTTTTTGTCGCGGGCAAAAGAAGCGATAACCCCACAGACTGAATTTTTTCGCGTACGTGCGTCGGCTGATTTCTCGCGTGTTTTAAAGTTGCGCACACAAGATCGTAGCCGTTCCGCGTTTCTAGTACTTTTCCTGTATACGCATCTAGCGGATTGCGCGGCTCAATGTCCGCTCCTGAAAAGGCTGCGTTTCTTACAATTGCGCGCGCCGTTTCTTTAGACAGTCCAAAGCTGACTAGGTAACCAATCCATTTTTTGACTACCGTTTCGAACTCGGTTTGGTTGTCTGTAAAACCTAATTTGAATTCGCGTAGCGTAGCTATACGCTGTTTTAGCTCTACCATATCGATTGATTTGGTAAATGTGCGCACAACGAGTTGAGCTGTGCGACCAGATAAATCAGTGCCTACATGCGGCAATCTGTTTCTGTTTTTATCCGTCGCGAGAGCTACGCCAAACCGCGTATACAAACAAGGTATGGCACGCACAGAATTGCCCGCGTCCTCTCGATTACAAAAATACCAGCCGGCCGCGAAAACGTGTCGGGAATCCGGATGCGCGTCAGTCGTCTTGGTGGCGGGATCAAGAATGTACACCCGCAACTCTCGGCCTACAAGTTCAGCTCTGTAAAAAATTGTGTCGTCTGATTTGTCTGTTCGGGCATTTTGAATTGTCTCGAAAAACACAGAATTATCGAGCAGCTTGTGGTTGAGCCCGAGAAATCCGTCAACAACCCGATCGTGGTGGTCGATAAGAAGATTGCGCTCGCGTAATGTTTCGAACCTGACGCGCAATGCTTCGTTATAGATACTGACCGCAGACGGCAAACTATATGCGTCTGCGTCGATAAGTTTAGACGGCGACTCGCCAGATATTTCACCAAAAACGCGATGCAAGCCAATGGCTATCGCGTCGCACACAGCGATAAACCCGAGCACATTGAAGCGATAGCCCGTATCAGTAAACTTACCGGCTGCAGTAAGCGTCAGTTGCTCTGCATCTGACAGAGGTACAAGCTCAGTGTGCGCGCTACGCTTGTCTATAAAAGCCGCGCAGTCAGCTTCTTGGTCTTGTGAAAAAGACAAAGCGGTAACCGGAACGAAAATGCTGCGGTATTTTCTGTTCGGGCCCATACCGTAAGCCTAATTTGAAAACCACGCCGGACCTATAGCAGTACAAAGATTTTTTAACGGCTCGACAATGAACGGTCGTTTATTTGCCGTCGGTAGCATCACGAACTGCTGTCGGGCGCCATCAGGCAACCGAGTGTCGGCAAGGCTGCTAAAACTATGCGCGCAGAACGCTGTCTTAATCACAGGAAAGACAAAAACGTAGCTGTCGCTCATCGGGTCAATCTCGTTGATAGCCAGTTCTTTAGCTATCGCCTTTACCAGCCTGTTTTTCGGGGCGGGTTTGAACAAATCAGGCAGCGTAGTTTTATGAAGAAACGGAACGCGCCGCCCAAGCAATACACCCGGAAAAGCAGTATACGTCGCGTTGAACCAGGCAAAATTAAGCTTAGTCTGCTGCGTCTTTGCACGACAGTCAGACGCAAGACGGCCCCAGCCGTTTGGTTTTAGTCCGCAATCCGTGAATATGCGCTTGATGACGCGCTCTTCGTACGCCAGCTGCCGGAGGATTTTTAAGTCCTCGGCAGCTGGCGTACTTTCATTGAACAGGTTATCGAAAAATTCTTCGCGCGACATTGTCGTTAAACGTCGTCTTTTTCTGCCATAGCCGCCGTATGGTTCTCAATCGCATCGGCGATTCGGCATAGCCCGGCTGTTACGCCCATTACTGCTTCAGTAAGAGACGTAACGAAACCGCCAGAAGCATCGTGGCCGCCGGAAATAATAGTGTCGCCTCGGCCACGTGGTGTAATAGCTGTATCAAGTTCACCGAGTGCGCGAACAATTGCATCAACAGCATCTTTCACATCGTTGCTACTTTTCGTCGTTTTACGCACAAATCACCTCCTATTCAGAAAACTGTCCAAGCGGATCAAGATCTGCAGGCACAAGATCTTCCAAAGCACCAGCTGCCGCCATGAGCTCTGGATTATCGGTCGTCTGCTTGTCTTTAAGCTGCGACATAACCTGCTCCCGGTATTTAACAGCCGGATCACAGATGGCGTAAGCATTGACGCCTAGCAAACCGTCAAGCAGGCTGCGCATCTTCTTGTTCTCCTCGATCATCATCGAAATCTCGACTTCAGGAACGGCTTCCTGCTTCGAGATTCCGAGGGCGCTGGAAAACACAAGCGGCGTGTCGGCGTTTTTAGTGCCGTGCTTGTACTCAAGATCGCACACCTGCCTAAGAATCTCACCCAGCTTGGGATCGTGGCCCGGCTGCGGTTTACGCTCTGGATCCTGCAGATCGAGTAGCAGTCTGGTAGAGGCGGTATGCCAATCCCAGTAATGGTGCTGCTGCTGCTTATACGCCTGATCGCCGTTTTCGTCGCGGTATGCAATGGTTTTGGGATACCAAAGCAGGTTGACGACGATACGCCGGCCAGGAGCGCCAAGATTGTTCTTGGTCGCAATAATCCGCACCTGCTGCCCCTGAGCGCCATTACGCTCAATCAGCTTGGCAGACACTCGATCCATATCAAGGATTAACGTGGGATAATAGTCAAGGCTTGCCCCACCCGGAGCGTACTTCTTTGGCGCGCCGAATCCCATCTGATTAATTTCTTCTTTCAGATGGTTCGTTGCAACAAACGCAATCGGATAATGCCGAAGCGTCGGTACAAGCGCTGTTCGCATAAAGTCAGACAAGTTACGCGCTAGGTATGGATGCCCAGCCGCAGCATGTCCTTCTTCAGCCACCTTTTCGACGCGACGCTCAACCTCGACAGCCGAGATAGAGTCTACGCCGATGCACATTGGATACACCTCGTTGCCGGCGTCAGCTTGCTTGTGAATAAGCTGACACAGACTAATGTACTTCTTCTGCCACTCTTCAACGCTGGCAGCTTCGACAACTACAGCCCGTTTCGTGTATTCCGGGTTGTGGCCGAACATGCCGTCAATCATGCTGCGGCTACTTTTGTGCTCGGTGTCGATCATGACGCCACCGCCGCCATACATGGCAAACCAGCGCATGACCTCGATGAGCATAGCCGATTTACCGGCGCTAAATTGCCCACGCAGCTGAACAAACCGAGACAGCGGAAAGATATTGCTTTGAAGCAGGTACCTTGCCGCTAGTGACGGTAGTGGTAAGCCGATAAGCGGATCCTGCTCTTCGGCTGTTGCTTTGAGAATCTCTGTAATAACAGGATGCTCACCAAGTGGTGCGGTGACATCAATACCGGCAGTTACTTCACTTTTTTTACGTCGGCCCATAGTATCCTCGTGGTTTGTAAAAGATTGGGATGGGGGCTTGATGTTTCACAAGCCCCCATCCCGCAGATCTTGGCTAATTAATTAGCCGTTTCGCCGAGCCGCCTGAAGAGCAGCCTGCGCTTTTGCCCGAGCCTCAGCGACAATGTCTGCCGTCTGCGGCTTGTTGCCAAATGGCGCGGACGCTGCTGCTGCGGACTTCATGCCCATCTGCAGCTGCGCGAGCGCGGCTTCGGCATCCGGATCGATATCGTCTGCATCCGGAACAATAGAGCTAATAGCCGGCGCCGTCGTGGTTGTGGTCGCAGCGTTGATAGCATGCGCCGTCGCCACGGACGAGGCTACGCCAGTCGGCGGCTGAAAGCGCGCTTGCGGCGCCTCAACCGTCGTTGTCCCACGGCGTAGATACCGGATGTACTCCGGATGATCACGCCACGCGAAATCAAGAGCTTCGCGCGGGAACGACTCAGCCATTAGCTCTGCCTGCTCTTCGAAACTCGGCACGTACATCAATTCGTCGAACGTGCTGTTGGCCGTAGCAATCTTATTTGCATAAGCGCCAAACGGAACAGCCTGTCCGTTGTACGTGTCATGAAGCACAACCCAGTGCTGTTCGCCGGACATCTTGCCGTCCGGCGATGGATTGGGTTTACCGACAACTACGGCTTCAGCCTGATTTGCAGCTGAAATCGCATATGGCGGCACATACAAATAGTCCGGACCCTCATTCGAAATCGCAAGAGGACGCGGCGGCTTCGGATGTGCCGCTACGCCATACGACTTCGAGATGACGGTCACGAGCTTGGACGGCCCCGCCGACAGCATATCGCCAGCGAGAAACTGCCCATCTGCGCCTTGAACCTGCAGAGCGTTCAGCAGGCTTTCGGCAGCGGTCTTCTTAAACCCGAAGATCCGCGCGTTATTTTCTTTCTGATCAGCCAGATCGAAGCAACCGAAACCGGGAGTACGATCCGGCTTGTTGTAAAGCTGCGTCGCGCTGACGAACAGAATCTGCTCCGGACGCTTCAGCGAGCCGACATGCGTCTGCTGCTGAAAACCAGCCGCCCTATTAAGCAAATCACAGAACAAAGCGCCGATGCCCGGCGTTTCCTTGTTCTTGTAAGCCGCTCGATAGAGCAACCACACCGGACTCTCGTACCTATTTACAGCCGGGTTGCCGTCCCACACGATGAAGTGCAGACCCGGCTGCCCGAACCACGACACGCACTCATAGGTACGACACCAGTCGCCGAAGCCGGCATCTTCACGAAACTGCGTCAGCGCCGGTTTGCCGTCGGCGCCAACGATGCGCTGCCCAGACTGATCTGTGGCATACGTAGGAAGAAGCCGAAGGCAGAGCCCGTCGTCGAGCATCTTTTTGCCGCCGACGATAATTACATTGCGCTGCTTACCGTAACAAAAACGTCTCTTGCCATCTCCATTACCAGCCTGCTGCGGCGTACCAAAGGAAGCAAGATTCTGACTAGGGAAACGTGCCATGAAAGCACTCCTTGGGTTAAAGAAAAACCAACCAGTGGCTGTACTCTACCACATAGAACGGAGAAGTCCAGCCCTTGTTTTTGACCTATTTTGACCTATTTTTCGAGCAACCAGTCGAGGCCTAAACTCGAGGCCTCGGCAGGTTTAATCTTCTCGCCCCAGTGCACAAATACATCACGGTCCATGCCAAAGTGGTACGGCTCGTCTACGGGTATTGCTACTCCGTCTAAATACCGCGGCCAAAATGGCACGTCGTCAACCATGCATTTTGGTATGACATCTTTGTAAACGCGTTCGGCGTGCGCTACGGGAACAATAAGCACGATAGCGTCATGAATTTGCAGCGCGATGTCATACTGCACATCCGGATGTTCTTTTCTGTACCGATAAAAATTGGCCAGCGCAATAGATACAGCGTCAGCAACTCCGCCCTGAATCGGGAAGTTTTGCGCCTGCCGTTGTTGGTCTGCAATGATAGCCTGCGCGCCGTCATCAGAAATCGGCGGCGAAAATCTACGCATACGGCCATACGGGCCTACGATCCAGCCTGGATCCTGCGACCGCTCTCGGCATTGCGCTAAAAAGGTCTGCGTACCTGGATACGAGTCAAAGTACGCATCGATCATCGCTTGGCACTCAGCCGCCGTAACTTCGACGCCCTCTTCTTTACACTGCCGAGCGATGGCCTCTGAACCGCGGCCGTACGGAATACCGAAATTCACGTTTTTGGCCGCAACTCGTAAACCTTTTTTGCCGGCGTCTTTCATGCCGGTTTTTGTCGGTACAACGCCTTTAAGCGCGAAAGTTTTAACGGCTTGCTGCGAGTGAATGTCGTAATGATCTGGGTGCTCTTCCGGCAGTAAGTTGCGCCGGACGTGTTCAATCATGTTACGATCTTGCGACAACCAAGCTAAGACCGCCAACTCCGCACCAGTGAGATCGGTTTCGATCCCAACACACCCCTCCGGTACTTTGAGTACCGAGCGCACCGGATGCGTGTAGGCTGGGCCGAGAATGCGCCTGTAGTCGTCCTCTCGCCGTGAGCTGAGATTTTGCAGCGGCGGCCGAGAACTTGACGCACGCCCGGTTTCTTTTGTTTGAAATAAGTGAGTACGGACTTTACCGTCAGCATGCGCACTGCCGACAAGACCCTTCTCATAGACATAATTGCCGTTATCATCTGTGTCAAATTCTCCATCATCCTTGACATTAGGCACGCGCAGCACAGATTGTAATACCTGCGCAATAAACTTGTAATCACGAATCTTAGCCGCCGTAGTATTGGCGTGGCCAAGAATACCCAGGCTTTCCTTATCCGTGCTCGGCGGCGATTTACTCTGTGTAGCCGCGTCGATCGTGTGCCACAGCTTCGGTCTCTTTCCCGTTGTCTTGATCGGGGTTAGATCGAGCAGGCGCGCGTCATCAGGAATAGTGATTTTATTGGTGAAATTCTTCGCGAATTTACGCCCAAACAGCGCCACAGCGAGCTGCGGATGCGATTTTGGGTTAAACGCCGGCCAGTTTAGTTCTTCACGAACTTCGGCTAAAAGCGTTTCCTGTTGTTCCATAAATATGTTAGCAAGCGCGTCAGTACGATCTCGGTCGATGACCATGCCTGTCATTTCCATTTCAAGAAATGCCAGCGAGGCCATATGCGCTGTCCAGTACGGCACCCAGCAATCATTACCGTTTGCGTCACATGCTATTTTTCCGTCATAGCCGTTTGTGCCGTAGAAATACATCATGATCCGCCGCGTAACGTCTACGTCATAATTCGCGTATGGATGCAACACGTGGCTCGGACATGCACCGTATCCGCCTAACGCGTCTGGTTTAATTTTGTTCTGCGCGCAAAACGTCTTTTTCCAAACATACAGTTTTTCCCAATATGTCGGCGCGGAGGTAAACCGCATAACGCAGTCATCTAGCGCGTATTTTGCGGTCTCGTTGCAAGCGTGATAAAGCAGGCTCGTATCCCAGCCGCCCTGCGACCGATTATTTACATCAGGATCCGGCGCGTACTCGTCACGTACGTCGACACCAAAATCAATAAGCCACGGCAAGTCAGCGCGGAGAAAGTGCCCGCCCACCCGTACGCGTCGACTAGCGGTTGATTTAAGAAGACGTGTAAGTTGCGTTCTTGCGGCGTCGAGACTTGGGCGGAATGCCGTTGCGCCGCCCTCATACCGGAGAACAATTGTGCGAGCCCATTTATCTTTGTTGGAAATTTGAATCGTGCGTAAATATGCACCGTGCTCAGTCGGGTATTCGCCGTGCCACTCGCAGTCAATAGCGATGATATTAGCGTTGGGGTCGGGATCCGCAAGCATAGCGTCAACCGTTTCTGCCAACGCCTCTTCTGTGTAAATTTCTGCATGATCCACAACCTCTTTCGTTATTAGGACATTGTTTGTCAGCGCAATAAACCGCTGAATCTGTCCTTCAAATTCGGCGGTTATGGCCGCATCAGATTTACGCGCAACATATGCTGGATGCAACGACGACATGACTTTGATGTTGTGCGTTGACCCGTCTGGCATGGGTACATCAATTTCAGCGACACGGCCGTTAAGTTTTACCGGACTACCGAGAACCGCTTTTACGGCGTCTGCGCCAAGGCAAAGAATGTAGTCTGGTTTGACAAGCCGAAACTCTTGCGCCATAAGCGGAGCGCAATCTTTAAACCACGCAGCCTCAATGTTTTCAACCTCGGCGTTCTCTGGCGCAAATTTACAAGCAAACGTAACAAACCACTTAGCGTATTCAGTGTGCGGTACGTTTGCTTTCTGAATCGCGGTCATAAGCGCGTCAATTCCTCTACCAGCCCAGGCGTCGCGTTTGTGTAGGTTATCGCGGCCGGGCATTTTCCCAACAACCATAACACGCGCCGGCTTTGGCCCGTAAATAATCGTCGGATCGTCACTCGTTAGATCGCCGACGAGGTGCCCCGGAACAAACAGCGCAGTAAACGTGCCGCGTTTGCTCAATACTGGAATAGAAAACGTATTATCGTACATTGCGCGACGATACAGATAATCGAGATGTTTGCTAGCAGGTGCCTGCTTTTTCTTTTTAATATCGTCCAGATTGAGATCGTCGCCAAGATCTATTGCGTGCTTGACAAAATTTGCTCCGGGCGGCGGCATGCCAGGCGCTGTCAGATCAATTGCCGGATACAAAGCTTCAAGCGCTTCTTGCTTTTCCGGAAAAACAAGCGCTTCTGAGAACAGATGCAAAAGACTCATAGTCGCTTCTCCATCAAATCATTGCGTTTAGTACACCTGCCGCAGCAGCACGTTCCATTAACAAATCCGTTATATCGCCAAGAGCGTAGTCGGCCGGATCACGCGCATCTGGCAAATCAACAGACACAACTGTCATACCGTGTTGTGTTAACACCGTCCGCGCTCGTTCCATTTCTGCTTTAGCATCATTGTCCAAAAGCAGGAATACCGGTTTATTTACCCAAGTACGCGCTATCAAATTTTGCTGGTGCATAGACATGCTTTTGCCGAACAAACAGACAGCCCCGCCGCCAAGACGCCAAACACTTGTCACACCTTCAACAATTACGGCAAACGGTTGCGATGCCGCGTTGTCAAAGTTGTACAGCAATTTAGACTTTTGCATATTTGGCGCGTTTAAATACTTTGGCGCTGTAGTCGGCCTAATAGCGCGGCACTGCCAACCAACAAGATCACCGCGAAACGTGACCGGTATGTATAACCGCTCTCGCATAATTTCAAACCGCGGTTCTGCGGCAGTAGCGCAGATGCCAACTTGAAATTTTACGGCTAGCCAATCCGGGTCGAAACCGCGCGACTCTATGTAACACCGCGCTGGATGTTTGGCAGGAAGATCGCTTAAAAGCACGATATCGCCCGGCGGAGTAACAGCAGTGTGCTCAAAGCTCGTTACCGCCGGCCGAATTGTTAGCGGCTTTGGCTTTAAATGCCGGCCGACTCCGAAGATCAACTGCTCTAATTGTTCCATCCGCCCCGGCTCGCGCAGGCATTGCTCGTTGTAGCAAACCGCTAAGTGCGTGAGTTGCCTTATACCACGGCTCACTTCAGATGCATAGCGGTGATTAATCCACAAACGAGGAGAATGGTCATTACAAAACGGACAGCGCACGCAATAATACTCCCCCCAGGATGAAGCCTGTGTAACTGTTCGCCGAGGATTAAGAGGGTCAGGCAAGCGCTGATAATAAGCGTGACAACCTTCATTTGATATATGCACGTCTCCGAATTTTTGCTTTAGTAACCTGTAAAGAACCGGATTCAACGGATCAGCCATACCGTCCTCAGATGTTACAGCAAGTTATCGCTGAAGTTATCAATAACCGCAGAACCAGCTCGGCGTTCTCGCGTGTCCATAGCGCCGCCGCCGCTAAACGGGCGCACATCGCCTTTAGACAGAATCTTTTTAGACCCGCGACAAACTACATACTTGTCTGTCACAAGTCCGACGTCTACCCAGTTGTCATTGATTTTGACTAAACCCATGGCGGAAATCGGGCGGCTGGCGCGGATTTTTGAATAGTGAATAGTCGAAACCTGCGAGTCAGGATCGCGATTGCCGATGCAAAAACAAGCATGCAGATTTTCTGCAAAGCTTTTCCCCATAGACGAGTCGTGGTGATGCACATACCGACTCGGCGGGTAGCCCTTGATCTCGCCCTGCGCCAGCTGATGCGCCAGCAACACAGTGGCGCCAAACGGATCTGCAATGTGCCGCCGCAATTGATCCGGCAGTAACCGCAAGAACCGCCACATAGATTCCTGCAGTTTTGCGGCAGTAGCAAAACCTTCGCCCTCGAGCATGCGGTCGATCATTTTTGCCGCGTAGTCAATTGCGACAAAACCAATTTCACACTTACGCTCTTCGCATAGTCTGTGCAGTGCTTCAGCTAACTCGGCGGGGCCGCTAAATTTGCGAGAACCCATCGCGCTGCCGGCGCCATAGTCTAGGTACATGAAATTTTTGTTGTACCACATTTTCGTGAGCTCCCAGCGCTCACGCTCGCCGAGCTTGACTGCTGGATTTTGATTTTCAGGCAGTTTGAGTTCGTAGTCTTTGAGATTAGTAGACGTCGAAAACAAATCCCAAAAGTTTGCCGTCTCGCGTTGGGAAAATAATTCGCGGTCAATGTGCGAAGCCGCAGACCAGCACAACGCCATTGTCTTGTCGGCCGCGTCTTCAAAGCCTATGTATACGGCAATTTTGTTCTGCTCTGTCAGGTGATAGTTTTCGGCTATGCGTACCGCCGCTGACACAAGCATTGTTGTCTTACCGCCGCCGAAAGGCGCTAGACAGCCAACCAAATCCCCCGGCCGGATCCCGCCAAGAAACGTATCAAGCCAAGGCACATTAGTTGGTTCTGGGGCCGGCGGTAATTTAATCGGCGCGCCAAAATCTGGCATAACCGCGGCGTTCTCGATTATCGCGCCGACATGCTGCACCCGCTGCGATTTGCGGCAAAAATCTTCCAAAAGCGCGTCGATGTTGACCGGAGCGGCGTTCGCGCCAGTCTGATTTAGGACGCCCTGCAAAGATTCTTTAATCAGCCGGGAATTAAGGAACCGCCGTAAGATGCTCTCGCAGTATGCCCGCTCGGCACGCTGCTGCTCTTCAGATAGCGGCGGGCTGTCAAAAGCCTCTTCAATAAAGCCGGCGCGATTATCGTCGCCGAGCAGAAACAGAACGTCTTCGGCCGACAGTTGCGTAGTGCCGCCAATTGTCGCGCTAGTTACCGCAATACTGGCAATGTGATGAATTAACATCGCCTTCGTGAGCGCGCCGTACTTCTCTGTCAAGTCGCACATGGCGCCGAAAAGCGCGTAGTATTTCAACTCGTACTGCCGCTGCCCGAAATGTTCTTGTTGAAGCCCTGCACGCAGAGCTTCGCCCAAGAGCCGCTCGTGCCGCAAAAATCCTCGCAGAATGGCTTCAATTTCTGGAGGCGTAATCGGATTTTCAACTGTGACTGCGTTGTCGCTACTGTAAGTCATGAACGCCTCCAATACGTTCGAATCATTTCTACTGCGTCTAATAGCTGATCTGTAATACACCAGGCCGGCACATTGCTGTACAACGACTGCTGCGATTCGTAGTCAAAAGCAGCCGGCCATAAATAACGCTCCGCCGCATCTGCAGCGCCGGCCTGAGTCGCAATGGCGTGGCGAAAAAAGGCCGGAGCGGTTACATAATTTTCGTCACATAGGGCGCAAGAGTATTGAGCTTCGCGCGACAACGGGAGCCGCGCTAAACTCTTCAAACGCAAGCCGACAGATCTACCTGCCGTCTCGTAGCTGTCGTTAAGGTACTTGGGGAAAAACGCACAATAATCGGTATAAAGCCGATCAGACGTTTTACTACAAAGACTCGTCGGCGAGATTTCTCGTATTTCAAACGAGCCGGTATTGTCGCCGCGGATAACATTCGCAATCGGCGAGAAATGCGCAGCCACCCAAATACCCGGTTCCGCATCATATGAGTGCAGCATTTTGAGAATACGCGGCCAGACCGGCGTAAACTTGCACCCAAACGAATCTTCACCGCCGTCCCAGCGCACAGTCTTTTTACACTGCGCAGGACTGTTCAAACTTGTGTTGCCCGTACTGCGCCAGATATATGCGTGGCGAATGTAAGCCATCAATTGCGGCGGGCTTAAATACTTATGCCAGTCATACGCCAGGAGCGGCCTAGCGTCGTTATTTTTCATCTCTCCAGCTACGCTGAGCGTCATTCCAATTTTGCTCCCATCCTAAAAGTTTGTACGAGTTTCGCCTTCCCATACTTTTGCGATAAAACGTCGGATCGAACGTATCCATGCAGTCAATAACTTCGCCAAACTCTTTTTTCACGCCGTCAGGAGATACATACACGCGGCTTACGCGGCCTGGCCCCTGCACGTCAACAATATCGCTATCGCGATCATCAGCGCGGACAAGCAAGTTTAACTGCTCAAAGTCAACGCCAGTAGACCACACATCCGTGGCGATCACGCGGCGCAACTTACCCGATTCGAACTGATCGCGCAACTGGTGTTTTTGGTAGTCATTTAGCGGCTTGTAGTCCGCTGGGAGCAACCCGCGTTTTTTGTACGCCGCGCAATCGCTCGGGAACATAGACGAATAGACCAACGTGTACTCGGGTAGAAGATGTCCAAGATGCACAGCATGCTCAATCGTCTCTACCAGAATCAAAATCTGATGCGTATCCGGATAGGACCGCACCGCATCCGCAATCATTTGATTACGCGCAGCATTTGTCCAGATCCCGTAACGTTTCTTAGCTACACGATTTGAGTAACGCTCTACGGGATTAAAGTGCATACGAATCGGAAGCCACGTTACTCTAATCGGCACAACTAGCCCGAGCTCGACCGCTTGTTGATATGTCAGCTCAAAAATCATTGGGCCAAAAATCGGCTCAAGAACTGCGTGCGCATTATCCATTCGCGAGTACGGCGTAGCGCTAAGCCCGAAGTTTCTGCTTTGCATGTACCGCCGAGCAATCTCTGTAGAAAAATTAATAGTGGCTAGCTGGTGTACCTCGTCGCAAAACAAAAAATCCGCGTCGCCATCTGAATGCGCAAGACTGCCCGCGGTAATAACCGTAACGCGCTCCCAATATCGAGAACCGTCGCCGACAAAACCGACTTTGGGAATAAAACGCTTTAGCGCTTTGACGATACGCTCGGCTACGTCTACAGATTTGGTAACCACGTGAATTTTGGCCTGCGGAAACAGCAGAGCTAGCGCGCCAATGCTGGTAGTTTTACCGAAACCTGTTACGGCTTTGATAATTCCACAACGAGATTTGGCAATCATCTTTAAGCATTCTTCCTGTCGCGGCCGAAACTCGATTCGACCGTCCAGGTTCTTCCAGTCAGGTGTATAGCAGTCAGGCCGCTTTCGCTTTGGCGACGTATCGGTAAATGTTGCGGAGCAGCCAAGTTTTTTCAGGCACGCCGCAAGTCTTGCAAGATAGCCGCTCGGCAGTATTAGTTTGCCGTGCTCATACCGAAATAGTTTGTACTCAGTTGTCTTAAAATACTGCCGCTGCCCCGTGATTGGATTTCGTTGCGCGGCGCCGTGTAATTGCTCTACATGCTGATATCGCATGTCTTTGGTTATCACATTAACGAATTCCAGATCAAACGGCATGCCGTCGGCACGGGAGAGCGTAAGCGCGTTACCACAACGGTTTAACGCAACAGGAATCTGGCTCCAAGATTCAACCATCGTTGAAGTGTCCTTGGATTGGTTTGATTGAAATGATTTCAAATGTCCCATAGTGCTCGGTGGGGTTGTTGAACGGCGAAAAGCCTTTGTATTTACCGACTAGATCTAAAAGTCGAGAGAAGTCTTGAATTGGCAACTCGTCTGGAATAACTGCTGAAAGCACAACTGTGTCTCCAGGCTGAAACGCCTCATGCACAGCATAATGCGCACGCGTTTCGCCATCGTGCTGCGCAACAATGGTGCGCCGCCAATCGTTTCTGGTGCGCCCCTCGACAATTGGGCACCAGTCAATTTTTTGCACTGCGCTGTGATGCTTGTTTGCTAGTTTTGCGGCATAACGCATCACGCTTAGCCACGCCGCGGGCATGAACATTACCCTATTCGACGGGTCGCGGTCAAACCCAAAAACTACTTGCCCGTGCTTCTTGCGTTTTGCCGCGCCTAAGCACACGCGATTGAAGCGCAACGTGATAATGACTTCCTGCATATCCCAAACTCAGGCAAGATGTGTTGCAAACGCTTGCTGCTCCGCCGGCGTCTTAAAGAACTGCTCCGGAAGAAAGAAGCCGTCGCGCGCGCCTTTGCGCGACGACGCGATGTCCAACCAATTCGCGTGCAGATACCGTATGAACGCCTGTGAGGCCCGTAAATCGCCTTTTGCGCCCTCACCGGCTGCGCGCCAAATACGCCACAGAAAGTTTTGCGGTGCTTGAAAATCTATTACACCGGGATCCTGCGTTTTCCAACAACGCAGGACCGTACTGCAGCGCAAGTCACGGCCGCGATGCAATAGTTTTGTAGTGTCAGACACTCTGTTCTGAATTTTTGGCGTCAGACCGAGAAACAAATTCAGTTTAATGGCGTTGTCAGCCCGACGCCTGTCAACGTACCACCGCGGATCGACTATTGTGGTCAGTAGCATTGTCGCATCTTTGTGCGATATGCCGCCGATAAAATTTAACCGCTTGTATAGCGGATGCGTCTCGTAAAATATGCGCGACGTGTTGTCAGCTAAATCCCGGCCGCGGCGGTGAAGTGAAAGAAGTGCGTAAATTGAATATTCTACGCTAGTCATCTCGTGCCAGCCGCCGCAGGCCAGCGGAAACCAAGATTCGCGCATCCGGAAAAGCGTCATTACCGGATCATTCAATTCTGACATAGCTGCGCAAACGTTTGGCCCAGCTAGGCATATAGTTGCCAGCTCTTTTCCGCGTTTTCGTAAATAAAGGTTGGCGATTAACTCAGCGTTTTGCGCTACGCCAAGAATACGTATGTTTGTGTTTAGCCGGCTTATCAAATTAGATAGCAGAAACGTGTCTAACGTCTGCTGAGAGTTTTCTGGCGGATTTATACCCGCGGCGTACCAGATATTCCCGTCGGGCGCTGTGTGTAATTTAATAGCAGTTTCATCGGCAAGGTGAAACATGGGCGCTCACGCATCAAGCTCGACTGCCGACTCAAACAAATGAGATAGGCTAGTCTCGTGGGTTACTAACAGACATTGTAACCCACGCGCAGTTGAAAGATCTCGAAGTTTCTCGAGAACCGGCGCTAGCGCTTTAATACGCTGTTGATCTAAATACGCCGTAGGCTCGTCAAGCGCCAGTAAGCCGATTTCCTCAGCGAACAATGCGTTAACAGCTACGCGAAACGCTAAAGCTAATACAGTTTTTTGCCCATATGATAGCCGCTTTGCTGGCTGTTTCCGGCCGTCAAAGAATTCGGCGACAAATGTTGGCGAGTCGTCGTCGGCTGCTTTAACAAAGAAATCAACGCCAAATATCTGCAGTAGTTCATTAATAGCTGTTTCTAGCTTTTGTAGATTTCGTGTTGCGACTATGCGCGGAGCCGATTTCAACGCCTCTTTCGCTGTAGCTGCAATCGCTGTCCAATCACGCAGTTTTTCAGCTTTCTGCTCATTTGCTTGAATATCCGCGATTTTTGTGCAGAGCTGCTCTCGCGCAAATTTCAACTGTGTTCTCGCGTTTTCCTTTTGCTGCCGCTGATTGCACTGCGTTCTCAGCTCAGTCAACAAGCTTTCGGCGATATCTGCGTCGACGGCTGTAACGTTTAAACCAGCCAAATCGTCAAGAATTTTTTGCTTGTTGTCTGTTAGCGCGTTAATAGTGCTGGTTACGCCTGCTAGTTTTTCACGTGTTCGCTGCGCGAGCGGTTCTAGTTCAGCCTGCGCATTCTGTAAGCTTTCGTGATTGCTTATCAGTTTTAGCAACTCGTCTTCGCTGAGCTCGGGCGCAGATATGTCGCTGAACGATTTAAGAGACTCGGCCAGCTGCGCCTGCTCTGTAAGTAATTTTTGCTGCTCTGCTTGCCATACCGTTTTCCGTGAAATCCGGGAAATGCCGCGCGTCATTTCTTTTCTGGCAGCTTCCATGACGTCGCGTAAAATTGGTAGGCTAGTCTGCACCCGCTCCATTTCAGTCGTTAAATCCGAAATAGGTGTGTTGCACGTAGGGCAAGCCGCAGCTTTGTGTTCAATAAACGTCCGCGTAAACTCTTCTGCTTTTTGCAGATTTAGTTCGGCTTCTTTAACCGCGGCTATCAGCTCTACGCGTTGTTCTTCAGTAGGCGCTTCTGGTTCTGGATTGTCTGACAGCCACTTGTCAATCTCAGCAATCCGATCTTTTGATGCCTTACGCGTAGCAGCAATTTGCCGATATGTCGCCAAGTGGTTTAACGCAGTTCTGGCATGGGTATGCGCGTCTGCGTTTCCGGAAATAGCGTCTTTAAGTGCATTGATGTCGCTGGCGTACTGTTCGCAGGCGTCAGCCAGTTGCGCTTTCTGCTTCAAATTTTCCGCTAGATTTTGTTCCATCACAGCAAGCCCGCGACTAAGCTCTTGCCGCTTATGCCAATCGCTTGCAATTTTCTGCTGAGCTAATTGCGTACTTAGCACCTGCTCCACGGTCGGCAACTGATTTATCTCTGTTGTTAACTCAGCTAACTGCTTGTCCGTATCGGGCAAGGCGGTAGCCAATTGCGCAGACGTTTCAATAATTTCAGGAATAACTAGCTTGTTAAGCTGTTTGCTCAGAAGCTCGCTGCATTTTTCCGCGGTAGCTGTGCCGAACAGTTTCTGGAAAAATTTGTCAACCTCTGTGGCGCCGTCTTCGATAAATGCGAATATCTCATTTTGCGCAACAAGCACAAACCGAGAAAGAAACTTGCTGTCAATTCCAAGCAGCTTTTCAATTTGCGCTGTAACCGCTTTATCGCCACGGGCAACCTCTGTCCCGTCTACAAGCAACGTCGCCGGCTCTTTTTCGGGGAGCAGGTGCCGCGTTACTACAACGAGATGCCCGGCGTGCTCAAACTCCAAGCTAGCGTGCGCGGGTTCGCCCTCAGCGGATAGCTGCGATACATTCTCCGCTTTTACGCCGGCATTTGGATTTTCGCCGGTTAGCAGCCAGCAAATTGCACCCAACAGATTTGATTTACCAGAACCAATGCGGCCGATAATAGCAACAAGACCGCGTGTGAATGAACACACGCGGTGCTTGTGCTGGCACCAGTTTCGAACCTCGAGCCTAAGCAACTGCATCTATCTGCTCCTGTTGAAATTTAGCGAATTGCTGATCCAGCTCAGTCGTGGCGTTCTCTGCCTGTAAAAGAGCTGTAGCCAGCTTCAACGCCTCTGGCTGCGATTTGAGCAACTCGCCAACAACCGTCATCAGATCATTGCGCGCGACTGCGCGATTTGTCTCTGTTTCTCCACGCGATTTGTCAACGATTGCGTCGCAAAACAAATGCGCGGAATCGCCAACTGCGGTAGAAATTCGCAGAAAGGCATCGGGCAGCTTCTTGTCGAACTTAACCCGTACAAGCGGCTTGGCTACCGGTTCCGGCGACTCTTTTACAAGCTCTGCAATAGCGTTAGTCAGCGCGCCAGCGCAAAGCGTGTCCAGTGTTTCCGGATCTTTGACCGTGTAGTTCACAAACCGGCGTGTTTTTAACTGCCGATTATCGCAATAGAATTCGCCGTTCTCTTGGCGGCTAATCGCGAAAAAATACTTGTCGTCGGCTTCGCTAATGTCTTGCATGCACGTAGAACCCGGCGACAGCATCGTAATCGGGCGATTTTGCGCATTTACACTAGTCGCAGTCTCAGTTACATGGAAGTCGCCGGCTAGGACGATTTTCGCATGATGCACGTCGGTAAGCGCGCACTCGGGCCGGCCGACGTTTTTCATGAAATCATGCCACACCTGATGCGTGATCAGAATGTCCGTTTCAATCGGTACGGCACTCAGTGCTTTCTGAATATCGCCTTTGGGTAACCAATCTAATCCGTAAACAAAAGCGCCGTTAATGTTAATCAACTGCTCGTGCATATGGTTCGGCCAAGAATGCACCGACAGCCAGGGCGCATTTCGATCGTACTCATGATTGCCCTGGATATAGAACACAGGGACAGTCGCTGCTTCCATCCTTGACATTTGCCGGCACAACATCGAGATGGGCCGGGCCGCGTTCGTTTTCTTTTCGAGCACATCGCCGCCGAGTATGAGCGGCAAACGCTGCTCAATGCAGTAATCAACAATTTGCTCGAAGCTGTAGTACGCGTCGCCGTAGATCCCGGGGCGAGTTGTCCATGCGCCGTCAGCAAGATGTGTGTCAGCGCAGAAAACAAAAAGAGGCGTCATCAAACTTGATCCCTACTGCGAGTAGAAATAATCGTCATCTTCGTCTTCTTCATATTCGTCGTATTCTTCCCAGTCGTTCTCTTCCGCATCATAAAACGTGTAATGCGCGTTGCCGTTCTTAATGTTCTTGGGAAGAATTGAAAACAGGTTGATCAGTGCCGTAATAATCGTCGTTTGCGGATTTGCCGCGTCTTCGGCTTGCTTCTGCAAATAGACGTCATTGAGCGACTTGATAACCTGTTGCCACTGTGACGGATGGCCGCTACTCCACCCGTCGTGCGCCGGCGTGTTTTTATCTACTAGTAACGCATTTTTGGTGCTGGCGTCGATCAACTTGAAAAATGACTGCGTAAACACATACGCAATTTGTTTGTGCGACACTTCGTCTTTGTACTTCTCTGCCAATTTTTTGCTCACAGTGCCGCACGCTTCTATCTTGTTACAGTACTCGGTTTGCATTTTTTGCAGTTTTTTTGCCAGTATGGCGGCGTCAACTACGTTAGTAATGCCAAGATTTGCAGGATCTGTTAGCTGATTTAGCCGCAAGATAAGGTAATAGTCATTTTTCACAGTGGCGCAATACAGCTTGATAAAACTGTACTCGTCATCTGACATCTTGCTGGAATCAAAATGTTGCATATACGCGCAACTCCATTTGCTAACTAACGCTGCGGCTTAACGCTTTTTTTTGACGGTTTTCTTGCGGCTTTTGGCTAGCTTTACTGGCTTTGGAAAATCTTCATAGGCGTCGTAGCCCTCGATTATCGCTACGGGGGCGTTGTACTCTGCGCAATCACGATCGCAGTGCGCAGCAAAGTTTCTAACAAATGCGCCAACATCGAACCCGTCCTCGAGCTTAACTCTGATGTTCAAGTGCATAACGCACCTCCATAGTTACGCAAAACAAAACTACGTTCACGACGCTGTTTAAAACTCTACGTCCACTTCCGGAAACAATTTCTGCAGTTTTTTGACAAAAGCAGTCAATTCGTTAACGTCCGCAAGACATTTATCATCAAGCGGGTTGTCTTTTAAACCATCTACGTGATACCAAATACGCTCGGCAACCGCTTGTACCACATCTTTTGCCAAAGCTCGCGGAACCGGAACCATTACAACGTCAGTAGCCGGCGGCGATGAAGAACTAGCAGGTATCGCCCACAAATCGTCCTCTTCTGGTGGCATATCATTATCCTCCTCTAAGTCATCGCGGTCCGTGTCGCATATGTAGCAAACCCAAAATGTGTTGTGATCCAGCGTAATTTCTTCTCGTTCGGCACCGCACGCAGGGCAAATGCTTTCCAACCTGTACTCTTCGTCCGCTTTTGCCATTTCTTCTTCTAACTGTCGTTTTGCGCCACCCATATTTGAACTCCTTTCGTAAAAACGAGACGCTACATCAATGCCCGACTAGGATTCGAACCTAGACAAAGAGAACCAAAATCTCTTGTGCTACCGTTACACCATCGGGCAACCGCGCTGCAACATCCAGTTGCTACGGCATCTGACACCACTGAGTAGAAAGTTTCCGCAGTGTGTCAGCATCTGTCGTTTTAGCCCACGAACAGCTCGGGCGCCGGGTTGTCGACCATGCTGGCGGGCAATGAACTCCGCCTTCGACAACGTGCCTGGTCTAGCAGAGCGCCGGCTCGCCCTTCGAAATCGCCACGAATTTCTTCGCTAACTCGACAGTTGCGAGAACGTCGGCCATCGCATTGTGCGCATCTCCAGTCTCGATTTTAAACAGCTGCCGCAAAGCTACGAGGCTGCAAAAATTCGGGATGGTGTTTGAGATAGTGTAGAACCGCGCCACAGACGCTGTGTCGAGTTCTGGGTATGTGCAGTAGTTTTTCCACATCGCTTCTGGAAGCAACTGAGTCCAAATGAAATCAAGGTCAAACTTGATGTTGTGACCGACAGGGATGAGCTTTTTATTGCCAGAGATTTCCATGCCGTCGCGTAAAAATTGCTCAAGCTCTTCCGACGCAAGCTGCGGCGACATAGACGTAGCCGCGTGTTCTGCCAGATTGATTTTGTTCACCCGCATCGCGCCCGGGCTCACAATGTATACGGGCGGTTTGACACCAAAACAGGTTTTGCGCAGCACATTAAACTGATCGTCCGCAATAGCCGCGGCGACTGTCAGCAAACTGTAGTCTGCTGTTAGCCCTCCCGTCTCAGTATCTACAAACACGAACATACCGCCTCCGTTCGTTACGCTCCAGCTTGCTTGCGCTCGTGCTCATCAAGGGCAAACTGCGCTAATGCTGGCAACAGATCGTGGCTGCACTGCGTGCCGCCAACGTGTTTGCCAATATGCCAAAGAATAGCGCAAAGCGAATCTTCCGGAAGCTCGCCGACACTGCAATTTGCGTCGTCTGAGTCTGTCTCTAAGTTGGCGATGTCAGCAAGGGTGACAAAATCCAACACAACGAGCACATCCTGGTACTCTGCACAGACGGCTTTTAATGCAGCCGCAGCAAGCATAGCACGCTTTTTTGTGTCTTCGGACAGAGGCATGGCAATACTCCTTATGATGTCAGTTCAACTTCTTGAAGGCTTACAATTTTTCCGCCTTTTGCGGTCAAAATAACTGCCGTGTCGCCTGACGTTGTCTTAGTTTTTTCTTTGGCAAATACGACGATCTCTTTAAATGTGCGTTTGCCAATAGCATTACCCAATTTTCGAATGAAAAAAGTTTCGAGCGTATCGGCCTCGATTTCAACAATCTGACAATATGTCTCTGCTTCTTTTGTCATAGCTTCATGCTTTCATTTTTGTAACTAGAGCAGTTGTGCTTGTGCCAGGCACCATCGGCACCAGAACAACGCGCCCAGGAACTTCTTGTTGCATCACGTCGTCAGCGCCAATAACTCTTCGGCCGGCGTACTCAGCGCCTTTTACAAGCACTGCGGGTTGCACGTCCCGAATTAGGTTGAGCAGCGTATTATGCCCGCTCGATGCGGCGTCGTCAAACACACAGACAGCCGCAACGCCGGCCAATGCCGCTACATTGCCGGCGCGTGTTTCTTGATCTTGAATAGGCCTATTTTTGCCTTTGTTTCTGCGTACGTTGTCGTCGGAATCTACGGCTACGAGTAATATGTCGCCTTCGGCACGCGCGCGCTGCAATAGCGTTCTGTGGCCTGTGTGCAAAAGATCAAAGCAACCGTTCGTAAATACGATGCGAAAGCCCGCCGCTCGGCGAATTTGCGCAAACCGCACAAACTCGCTTGGGGACAGCACTCGCCCGTCAATGCGCGAACAGCTGGCAACCTCTTTGAGCACCTGCCGCTCATTTACGGCTTTCGTGCTATTTGTGCGTACTCGTTGCCCTGCCGCTGAAAAACCGAAAGAGAGGACCAGCGGGATAGTGGTTGGTGTCAGAATACGGGGATTAAATTCCCCTAATTCCGAAAAACCCATAATAATACCGGCAAGAAAAACGTCGCCGGCACCTACACAATTTCCAGATGAATACGTTTTTGGCGCTTTTACAAACGCCGCGTCGCGCTGCTTAAAAACGTACCAGACGCCATGAGATCCGGCTGTGACCAGCAAAAACGTGGTGCGCAGCTCTTTGGCTACGAATTCCAACTTCTGCTGAATGGTCTCGGCTATCGACGAGGACTCTGGCAGCAGATCTTTTGTAAAACCAAATTTGGCTGCAAACTCGTCAAGCTCCGTCATGTTTATTTTGACGAGATCGGCGCCGATGTACTCGCCGAGCGTTTGCGGCTTGGCGTCTACAAACACGGGCACGCCGCAAGCTTTTGCAGACGATACTATGCCGCCGCGGGTCGCCGCGGATATACAACCTTTGGCGTAATCGGACACAACTACGCACTGGGCTGTTTTAATCTCTGAAATTATGGCATCAATTTGCAACGGCCCTTGAATAGCATTTAGTGGCTGTTCAGAGTCGTGCCGCATCAAAATGTGCCCGTTGGCGTTTACATAACGAGTCTTAATCGGCGTGCAAAACATGCTCGTCCGATGCACGCGCGTAACGTCAATGTATTTAGCCAGCCTGTGCAGCGCTACTTGTGTTGGCACTTTGTCGTCGGTCATTGAAAACAGACAACCAGAAAATCCCAACCGGCCGACGGCGTCCATTAGCAAACCTGCGCCTCCCGGTCGGATCTGACAATCCCCCGGGAGGCTGCAGAGCGCCATTGCAGCGTGTTCAACGTTTCGATTTGCAGGTGTGACACGCCACCAAATATCAACAAGAAAGTCGCCTATTCCGACGATCTTTCCGCGATGTGCATTTTTTTGCGTCATACAACAAGCAAAACGGTTGACTGCCCGTTCAAAGGAAACAAATAAACACCGCACGCTGTAAATTCACGCGGCGTATCCAGCCGCATAAGAATTTTGCCGTCGCTGGGGCGCACTAATGTTGATGTAATGTACGGCCGAATGGCGGCGTGTTGGGCGGTAATTACCACGCGTAAATCCGTGTCGGCTACATCAATAATTTTCATTGCGCCTTCTGCCGTATCATGACTACCCCAACGAGCTTTGTCAATAACATTCTCGCATGCCGCCAGCTCATCGAGTGTCGCCACGCAAAGGTACGGCGTCATAGTGAAATTGCCGAAATTTTTGTCTAACTTGTCGCTGATTTCTTGCGCATTTTCTGGACTTACTTGTGACAGCAAAAACGGCATGAACAACTTAGCGCAAGCCAGCAAATACGGCGGAAGCTCGCTTGTGTCGTAATCTTTCGTCACGGCCAGCGTCAGCGACATGCTTGGAACGCACACGTACTCGCCCGTCTCGAGCAGCACGTGCGCTTTCTCATCGACCAGGTGCGCCAAACCCCACAGCTCCGGCCCAAAACCGCCGCCAAGCAGTTCGCCGCGATAGACAACGATTTCAAGCGGACTAAGGTCTACAGCGGCAACAGTGCCTGGCGTAAAAATCTTTAGCGTATTAGCGCGATAATTCAGCTCCGGCGCCATTGCTGCCGTCGTTTTTGTCTGAACACTGTCTGCCACAATGCCGCGCAGAATGGACTCTTTTGCGTATTCCGGGTTTTCCTGCAAAAGCGCAATAAACGTAAACAAGCTTTCCAGCAAAACCGAATGCTTGTCTGCGTCTCTAACATTGTTCTCTGTGAATATGTTTGCGTACGTTTGAGACGTTAGCGTCGTATTTATTGGAAAATCGACAGCGTTCCACTGTAACTGCCGCAGATCTTTAAAAACCTGCGCGAGCAAATCACACATGGTATCGCGCGGCATACGCGATGCCGGCATAACGCGCTGCGCTAAAGCTATTATTGCCGCAGCTGCCATAAAGATATCACGCGAATCTGCAGACTTGTTTGCCGCGGAATACTCGCTCAAAAACTGATTTAACGTATCAACCGCTGATTTTTTCTGTTTGACCGCTGTTTGCGTAGCCATCCGTTACTCCCTTGTAAACTGCCTCACACGCCGAATACAGTTGCGACAAAATTTCGCTGTAGGATTCCCATGTGGAATCATTAATGTACGACATTATCGGCGCGGCGAAGACGTGCCGCGGCGTTGCGCACGATGCGGCAAGCGCCATTGTTAAAACGTTTGACGCCGAGCTCGAATCCGGGCCCGTATAGATGAACACGCTTGAAGCGCCGCCATTTGTAGCTGTCCGAATAAACTCAATGAATGCCAGCATGTCTACATACGCTGTCATGCATACCGCGGCGTTGAACTTGGTTCCGGCTACAACCGGCGCAACGTGCATAAGAGAATCGCCAATAGTTGTTTGCACAAAAACCGGCAAACCCATATCGTACGCCGTTGATATAACGCTGTTTGCACGCCGCTCTGCGCCGGTTAGCGCCCAATTACCGAAAGCTTCACCGGCGCCGATGTTACGAACAGCGGCGTTGTTCAAAATAGCTGCAAGCTCAGTCGGCGGCAGCTGCAAATCAGCAGAAACCGCTGAACTGGGTAGAGCAATTGCTGTAATCCACTTGTTCCGCAAAAACGCGCATATAAGCGGACCGCAGCCAAGCTCCAGCAAATTATCTGTCACATAAAGCAGCACAGGTTTAAAAGCCAACCGCGCTTCAAACATGTCGCGCGCAAGCCCTTTAATCGCTGGCAAAATTTGGTCAACGGGCCGAAGTGGATTCGCTAACGATGCGGATGGCGTTTTATTTTTTGCAAACAACTCCGGATCTATAAGCGCTGTATCGAACAATGGTTGTGAGCTGCCGCCGGCCGGATTAACGGGCAAAAAAGTATCAGCGTCCGTTTTATGTTTGCGCATTGGTCCTGTTCCACAAAAAAGCCACTCAGCCTCTACGACTCCGCTTTCGACAAATTTAGTAAACGTCGACAGGCGAAGGCGGGCCGTAGAATTCAGAATCCGGTGCATCCAAGACTTAGAGAAGCCAACTGCTGCGCCGTACGACTCCATGTCTCCGCCAAATACATGCTCGCCCACATAACGAAGCCGTTGAATAATGGCATCAACTTTAGGGGATGAACGGAATGACGACTGGCGGCGGCTCGACTTTGGGCGTGCTGACCCGTCCTCGTTTGTAGAGACATCCTGTCCCATTCGATAACCTCAGATTGTTACGAGCATGGAGCACAGAGGCTGTCAGCTCAACGTATGACGCGAGTAACCCACGCGGATACTCTACAAAACAACCTAACGCCGCCATAGTAGCCTGAAAGTCAGAGATTTTCGCTGACTGCAAAAAAATAGCCGAAGACTTTTTAGCACGATTTACTGGCCGCCGAGCTTTAGGGCGGGTAATAAAGAACTGGCGAATTTGAATTTCCCAACCGTCGTCTACGGGATTTACAACAACCCGCCAAAGCGAGCCAAATGTCTGCGCCTGCAATTGCTTTTTAAGCTGTCGGTATTTGTGCTGCTCGCCCTGCAGAACGTTTCGCAGTATCCCGGCATTTTCGTAGACGTTGTTAATATCCCAGCCTATTTGCTCAAAGTCTTTTGCCAAAACCTTGTAGGTCTCGATGCGGCATGTAGCCACAGCAAACACGCCGCGCTTTTGAAGCCCCTTAATAGCGCGAGAAACGCGTTTATAGAGGTCTTCCGCGTGCCTAGCTGCGCAGAACGGACAACTGCTAAAACGCCCGCAGAGCCGCAGCTGGACCTCGTCTTTAGGCCAATAGTAAACCAGATTGGTCGGCCGGCAATACATGCACCGCTGCACTGACGATTTTTTAATCTGCAGGCTGTTGTATCGCGGACTGGGCAGCCACAACTCGCGGCAGGCCAGCTCTTTGATTAGCGCAAACCAGAGCAAATGCGCGCGCCATAGCCGGCGTTTAATAGACGCCGGCATAAGCGATCGAAATTTTCGTTTATGCGTCACGGCCGGAATGATCACATGCCTGTACGCGAACACTTGTGACCGAAAACGCTGTACAAACCGAACCCGCCAGCGCCGCGGATAGAACAGATCAAACACGCATGCATCCTTGGTAAAAAGTGTGCAGGGGCGGGATTAGCGCCCCTGCACACAAACACAGCTACCGCGGCTGGGAAGTCGACACAAATGCACCTGAGCGAACGTCGTATGACAGCGCAGGTATACGTGCCTCTTCTCGCTTTTTCCCGCGAAACCGTTTTTCTGCTTCGTCTTCGGGCCAAGATGCGCGGATCTCTGCCGCCCGTATGGCTATCTCTTCTTCCGAAGGATCATCAGCCAACATGCCAGTAATTGCGTATCTTGCCGACCGCTGCCAATTGTGTTCCGCTGCAATCCTGTAAAGACGAGTGCGCGTAATACCAGAGACAAGAATAATGTCACTAATTGGCCGGCCGTCTGCCCACATCTGCTGCATAACCGACAGCGCCACTTTTGGCTCAACAAGTTTGTTTTTTAATTTTGCGGTTTGCGTCATGCAAAACAGCCCTTTGATTAGTTATTCTTCCTTGACAAAAACTCCTTCCGGCGTCAAGTAACCCTTACGATCTTTAATGGCGTCGTAAGCAATCTCAAGGCACATGCGAGGACAAACACCCTGCGTTGCGGCATACATAATCAGCGTGACAATAACATCGCCAACGCCGTCCACAATTTCTTCGCGGTCGCATTGAAGAGTGGCGTCAGACAGCTCGCCTAGCTCACTCATGCACTTTAGCAATTGCGCCGCTGGCGTACTGTTCTTTGTAATCAGCCGGTCGTCACCCCATTTACGCACTTTTTCAACAAGCTGATCGAGCGACGGCGGAACAGACGGTGTATTCGCCGGTTCCTTTTTAGTTGGCAGATGGTGCTTAATCCAGTGCAGCATGTCACGTCCTTTCTTTTTTGCGGCGGTGATCCTGAATAGCTTTGATTGCTTTACGCAACTCCGGCATACGCTCCGTGTCCTCGAAAATGCCGTCGCCTTCGGGACTGGATTCGTATACCAGGTCGTCTAAGCAATCTGGCGTTTCAGCAGTAAAATGTCCGTGCCGTAAACGCAGATAACCAATTTTTTCTTTACCCTGGTATACGTCGTATTGCTCAGGGCAGGCAAAAGACGTACGCACAAGCCGGCAACCGTCAAGCTCGAAATCGAACTCGTCGTCAGGCGTCATGCTTTGGCGCCTCGCTAATCCACTGTTTCATCGCGTCGTAGCTGCCGTGGCAAACTGCTGGCGCAATGTTATAAAACCACTGCAAATACAGTTTGAGCAGCTGCAGATTCTGGTCGTCAGCGCGACTTACGGCATTGCGTAAGTCATTGCAAATAATGGCCGTAAGGAAATGGCCAGGTTGGATGCGATCTTGTACATAACGCAAAAGCGCCATGCGCATATGCTCCGGAATAGCTGTGTAGACGCCCGGAAACCAGTCATGAGGAATTGATGGCGCAGGGTCTTCTGACAAAGAAACAGGTAAAGAGTTTTCCACAAAAACCTCTCAAGTAAAACGGTTACGAACTAATTTCAAGCTGCACAACTCCCGATGCCGCCTGACCATCTGTGTTGGGGCCGCCAATTTCAATAGTTGGCGGATTGTCGAGATCGTAGCCAGCGCCGGCGTCAATAATTTCAATACTGACAATTGCGCCGTTACTCACCTCAGCCAATCCAGTTGCAGTTCGGCCATTTTCGCCGTTCGGCGGAGCGAACGCTACAAACGGCGGCGCAGTATAACCGCTGCCGCCACTAACGATGACAACGCCGGACACACGACCAACGAGAGCAGAATCTGGCATTATTTTTCCTCTGGTGTTGTTGCTTGCGGCAGCGTGGATTGATGATACACAGCATGCAACGTGTGCAACTCAATAAGCGCTTGCGCAAGCGGGAAGATGATTTGATCGTCAAAAGAGATTAGCCGCCCGGGAAAGTTGCGTAACTCGATTTTAAGGCGCCGGTCTTTTTCGTCATGCCAGACACGCAAATACGCAGGATACCCATCGATAACAGGTCCGACGTCAAGTGCATGAGCAGGCGCGACGTAGTTAGACTTTGTTGGTTTTTCTGGCGCAAAAAACCAATCAGTCACTTTGCGCAACGTCATCTATTGGAATCTCCTGCGCAGATGTTTTATCAGCAATTCGTTCGTTGATTAGCGCTACAGCAGTCGCGGAGTCTGGAACCTCAACGTACGGCAACGTGTTCTGCAGATGCTCCCATTTCGTTGCGCCAACGCCGGCGACATTAATCTCGTTCTCGACTTGCGGGCTAAAAATCTCTAGCCGCGCAATTTCGACAGCGAGCGCTTTATCGGAAAACACCATGATGCTGCCTTTTTTGTCGGCAAAAAATGCCGTGCCAGCGTCATTCGAGATGACCCAACGCACAGGCGGTTCGCCCGTATCGATGTGGTGGTAAACCTCGGGGACGAACACAGCGCCTTCTGGCCGGCCGTGGCACTTTTTGAATTTGCGGGAAGAACCGCACGGGCACAGCTCATTGCGCCCGATTCTGGATCGTGTCTTCTCTGACATAGGCACTCCTTGCACTGAGGCGAGTTGCGAAGTCTACCAAATGCTACGCGGGACGCAAGTCTGGTAATCTGGGTAAGAAGTGTTTGGCAAATTTAAGTACGCCGCCCGCAAAAACACCGCAATTTTGGGCGTTTTACGCATGTGCTGCCGCGAAGCACTCGTTCACTTCCGTATATTCTTTCTTTCGAAAGATGTAAGACAATTCAGCACCTTCTAAGCTGGATACGGTGGCGCCTACAGGAGCGCCAACCGGATCCAAGCAGCCTATCGCCGAAACTCAAACAGCTTTTGCACATGCTCCCACATTAGCTCGAAAAAAGCGTCTGCAATTTTGTCTTCGATTGCTTCGAAGATTTCTAGCTGAGTAGGTTCGTTTGTTTGCTGCGATAAGGTAATTGTGTGCTTTTTCTTTTTGTCTGTTGTTTGAGTTTTGCCGTCAGCGCCAACCGAGATTAGTTTTCGGTCGAAGCCTATGTCATTTTGATCGGCGAAACAACCCCAAATGCCGGTATCGCTATTGAGCTTCCATGCAGTGCAGTTTCCAAAATTGTTGTAGATCAGTCGAAATGGGCCGCGCTTTTCGTCGTCTACAAAAGTCATAGGCCACCGAAACATAAACGATTCATACTTAATTGAGCCGTTGTCTAATGGCACGACTTGCTTAATGATCTTGCCCTGCTGCGTATCTTCTCGAACGGTGAACAAACTACACCTCCGTAATTGCGGCCAGCGCAGGGGGCGGTTTTACCCGCCCCCTGCTTGCTGCCTACTTAGTCATCAGTCAAATACGCGCCGGATGCCGAGATCCGCTGCTACCGTGCGCTGGAACGTAATCCGGTATGTACCCGGAGGCAGAACCCAATCACCGTGTTCTGGATGCGAAATCTTGCTCTCGTGCGTGAGCGTAAAAATCGGACCGCAGAAATTTAACGCGTCGCTAAGCTTATCAGCAATTAGGACGGACTTTGATCGCCACTTGTTGGCCTGTTCTTCAGTTTCACCAGCAATTTCACGAGCTAGTTTGCGCATATCCAGCGACAATTCCAGCACGCTATCTCGCACAGCTTGCCAGTCGTCTTCTTCGCCGGGGGCAATTGCGCTTACGTTTAGCACGTAAACCGTAGCGTTTACGGACTCCTCAAGCATATGCCGCGAACCCTTGGTATTACCGGGGGCAAGCTGCATTGGATACACCGGCGCCATTACGCGCTTGTAGAACTTTGGCGTTTCGCTCGGCTCCGGAATCTTTTGAATGTAGATATCGCCTTGCCGGACTGCGTCACCAATACTGGCAGCGTCGGGAAACCGCTGCTCTGCGTCGTTCTTGACGCGTTCTACTGCTTCGTCAACTCGGGCAACCGCCTTATCGATCGTTAACAACGTACTCATGGAAAACTCCTAAAGTCAGGATGCACCGACAACATTGATGGGATATTTAGCGTACGGCAAATAAGCCGTTGTAGCGCCATCTGCAAGCCACTTCTGCGCTTGTTCGCAGTTTGTGATTGCCTGATCGGGAAATTCTTTCAACTCGTTTTCATTTGCGGCCAAGCCATTCAGTACCGGACTATCGGGATGCCTGACAGTCCTTGGAACTGCGATAAAGTATTTTCTGCCGGTTGAGCGGCAAGACAATACCATACGCAGCGGTTCAGACGGACCCCACGGCCGCCGACCTGGACGATCGGGCGGATCGATCAACACCTCGAACGTGTTATCGACCCAGTTTTCGCGGCTGTCTGCGATTTTGGCCTTAATAGCTGTCAGATAATTATGCCAGCCCATTCGGTCAATGGCTACTCGGCGCTCTTCTTCATTATCGATATTGAAGATCATTTCTTTCGTCAGCGTCGTGGGCGCCATTACGATTTGCTCGCCGTACTGCGATAGATAATGCCCATCGACATACCACAGCTTTTTGCCGTCAGGCCAAACAACTGCCGGACCCGTGTCATTATGCAGCTGCTCCTCTGCAGTCACCTGAAACACCGGCCGATCGGTTAGCAGCAAATAAGCGCTATCAAACTGCATAAATGCGGGCACGTGGTGAAAAATTTCGTAAGGCCAGATTGACTGCGGATCTTTGCAGCCGATGGCTTTGCAAATAATCTCTGCCTGCACTGCGTCAAACTTGTGCCGGTTAGGAATATGGAGCCCGAGCATTATGTCATCTATAAAACCAGACACGGCCTCATGCAGTGAAAAATACGACATATCCACGTGAGCTTGCGCGCTCAGAAAATTTAGCCGCCAATCGCGCGTTTGGCATTCAGCTCGCTCGTCAACCGGCGCATTACTTTTCGGCACTGGGAACATAAAGCGGTACAGCGCGTGTAAATCTTGCAAACTAACCATTATGCGCGGCCCGGAATACGCCAACCACGGCCGCGGAGGTTCAGCGGTTGCCATGTTATGAAAATGCCGCTGAATTACAGCTAGCATCGTATTAGTGGTTGATTCAGGGCTGGCCCATCGGCACGCGCGATTTGTAAGTTGTATTGGGCGGCCTATGCGCGTAAGCGGTTTGATAAACGCTGTATCTATTCCTAATTCCGTAGCCAACTCCGTCGCCGCCTTTTTCGAAAAGCGCCCGCGAAGCACCGCCTGCGCGATGTAAAACTCGAGCGGCGAGCGCGCTTCAAAAAATCGCAAGTCTTGGGGGAAAGCGGCCTGCAGCAACGTTTTTGCCCGAGCTACGTTTGGCGGCGCCGTGCTTGTAATTGTTTCACGCCACCGGTGTGTAGTTTCTTCGATGATCCGTGTAAATCGCTTGCTCATCTTAAGTAACCTTTCTTAAATGGGTAACTGCTCAGTATTCGCTCGGCAGCAGAATCGTGTAATGGATTCCGTCGCCAGAAGGCATGCAATACAGCTTTAGCTCATTTAGATCGAAATCCGTGTAGTCGATTTCCTGCTCAACGACAGGCGGCAATCCACTGTCTTCAACGCACACAAGGCGCGCTGTTTTGTCAGGGTTTACCGAAAGCGTCCAGAATTGTGCATCCTGCAGTCGCGGGTTTTTCAGTAATTCAGGCTGGTGCGCCGCAATTGCGTCCATAAGCCAGAATGCACCGTGTGCTCCGCCGTGCTCTGCTACGTATTGCGCGCCATCTGTTAAAAGCATTTTGGGAAACATCGGCGACCAGCGACGCCAGGTCTCGGTTCCTGTGAACTGCGATAGTTCGTGAGTTTTAATGGGCATCAATTATCCTTTATTCTGCTTTACTTCGCTTTTGATTTTGTCTTCGCTTTAGCCATCGGCAGCTCCTCACGTGGTTACAGGTTGAATCACTTCGGCGTTGTCGTCTAGCGCAACTTTTGTCAAATTCATTTTGCGCGCTGTCCAGCCAATAAAATGCTGTTGAATGTGTGCTGTTAATTCTTCTTTGGTAGCGGTTAGATCTGTCACGCGTAACGCCGGATAGTTCTCGGGGTGCCAGGAAATGTCTTTCCACTCATTCGTGCCTGGAATTGTTAGATACGCCTGAAATCCACCGGCGTCGTTTACTAGTAGTACGCCGCCGCGCTCTGTCAGTGAGTTTGCGCCCATACAATCTCCATAGGTTAAACAGGCCACACATACGGCAAGTCGTCTGGCTCGTCCCATCCAAAAACACTGTAATACTTCTTATCTTTGCGCAGTAAATTGCTTCTGTGACTTGCGTGAAATGCGTCGTCGCCAATCCACAACGGTTTTTTTGCCGGCGCTAGCGTACTGCCCGCGGCCAGTCGGGCGTATACATCAATAAATTCGTGGCTCAGCGTGTCGTTAAATCTGCGCCGACGCCATTCGGCACACATACACGCGCCGTATACGACTAGCGACAGCTCGTACCCGCGCCACATGCGTACGGCCGGGTGATTGCGCCAACCGCGCTTACCGGGCTTGTGGGAGCCTACAGCAACGCCTAGAGCCAGCAAGATCTGCTTGCACTCTAGGCGCTGTTTACCGAGGCGTTTATTGTCTAGATACTTTGCGGATTTTGCGTAGTCTGGATCAGGCAAAAACGTTTGCACGTCAATCCCTGTTCTCCATCTCGTGCCGACACTTGTAGCAGATCAGCCCTTCCGCTGCTCCGCCAAGATCAGATACAGGATACAGTTCGCCGCAATAATGGCACTGATGCGTAACTGCCCCGGCCTCGACGTCTTGGCGCTGGTCGGCCATGTCGTAGGCCGCTTCTTGCAGCTTTTCATTTGCCATTTCGGCTCTGAGCGCGGCGACAGCCCGGCCCCCCGCCTCAAACGCCTCAACAGCTGTTTTTTCTTTTTTCGTTTCCATTAGCTCCACAAATTCATTGAATTCGCGTTCGTCCTCTCGGATAATGCGCTTGAATGCTTTTCTTAGATCTGCGTGAAACTCAGGCCGCGTGTGCGACTTTAACGCTACCCACAGCTCGTGCAGATTCTCTTTGAAATGTCTAAATTGGCGCTTAGTCATCTGTAAAACTCCTTTCTGTATTGCTGAATCGCCGTCGCTAGCGGCGTGACCGGGGCGTGATATCCCGCGGCCCGTAATTTTGATAAATCGGCTTGCGTGAATTTCTGATACGCACCTTCGAGCTCCGTCGGCATCGGAATAAGCTCGAGCTTTACGCCGACGTAGTTTTCGCGAAGCAGAGTGGCAAGCGCCATAAAGCTGACGGCCGCTCCCGTGCCGATGTTGTAGATACCGCTTATCCGGTTATCAAACAGGTAGAGCGACATAGCTACCGCATCGTCTACGTAAATAAAGTCGCGCTTGATGTCTTCGCTGCCTTCAAATAAGTAAATGGTTTCATTGAGGTCTATAGCTTTAAAGCATTTGCACACAAAGCTCGCCATTTCGCCCTTGTGGTTTTCGCCGGGGCCGTACACATTGAAATAGCGCAGACCGGTCACGGGCACGGTAACTTTGCGGCACTCCAGCTGCCGGCGCACGTATTGGTCAAAAGCCCACTTAGAAAACGCATACGGTGATTTAGGCTTTTCGCATTCTGGCTCTTCGGTAAACCCGTTTTTGCCGTCGCCATACACGCTTGCTGAGCTGGCATATACGAACGGGGCTTCAAAACGTTTGGCTACTTCCAGCATTCGTTTTGAGAACGCGTAATTCTGTTCCATGAGAATCTTGCCGTTCGTAAACATCGTGTCAGATATAGCGCCAAGATGCACGACGCCATCGATGTCTACGTTGCAACCACCGGGCTCATTTTTGTCGATAATTTCGCGCCAATCGCAGTAATCGGCAAACTGTAGCCCGACCAGATTCATAGCCTTGCGGCCGGCCATGAGGTCGTCTACGACCAATATGTCAGATCTGCCTCGCGCGTTCAGTTCGGCTATGACGTTTGACCCAATAAAACCAGCACCGCCTGTGACGAGCAGCATCCTGCGTTTCTCCTATTCGCGAGTTCGCGTGACTATGCCGGCCAAAGCGTCGATGGGCGCAACGGTCTGTCTTTGCGCTACAGTAAACATCTTTGATCTAGCCGGTCGGTTTACATCTTCTTGCGGCGTTTCGTTGCGCAGATTTGCGAGCATTTCTTCAGTTTCTTCTAGACACAAGAAGCCGATGTGCAGGACAGCAGTGACTGTACCTTGCTCGTCGTCTTCGCAACCGCCTGGACCGGGCAATAACGCTAGATCTAGCAATTTGCTTTTGAGCCAAACAAGCGGGCCGGCGGCGGTCACCAGATAGTCTGTTTTCAAGCTTGCTTTTACGCGTTTATCGTGCGTCTTTATGTACGCCGTATAAATGACTGCCGCGCACTCTAGTGAGATATCTACGTCCCACCACTCTCTAACTACGTCCTGAACTCCAAGCGGACTGCGCATTTGTTCGTATACCCGCATGGTCGCCTCCTGCGTTAGTCGTTGTCCTCGTCTTCTTCTTCTTCGTCCATGTTTTCTGTGATTTTCTCCAGCTCGGCCTCTGTCGGCTTTCGCAGAGCTGGTGTATACGCGCCTAATTTAAATCGCGCAATCGCCGTCTGGTTCATAATGCACCGAAGCCTGTTCAAACTGTCATGCAGGCGCGCCAGCCACATCATGAACATATCGCGTTCTTCGGCGGGAAAAACGTCATCAATATCATCGTCATCCGCGGCAACTTCTTCGCCGGCGTTTACTTCAGCCGCGCAAATCCTGGCGTGCGCGGCAGCTAACGCGCCGCATCGCATAAAACGGTCAATATCGCGCGGCATGTCATTTAACCATTCGGCTAATTTATTCATGTCGCGTGCCGTGGCTTTGTAATCAATTTCGTTGTCGTCGTCTTCGTACTCGTCGTCGTAAAAAGTCATGAGCACTTTCCTTAGTTAAAGACAGCCCGGGCGGCAGCAATAGTTACTACCGCCCGGGCCAAATCCGTTGCGTAATTTGCGATTATCGCGTCATGCCTTTTTTACGCTGACCCTTTTTGCACTTCAGCGTTTCTTCTTCGAT